CTTTATAATCAAGAGCGGCAAGCGGGGTTCGAACCCGTGACCTCTGGCTTGGGAAACTTTCTTGCAACACCGCAAGTCGTTGGAGATTAGTGTTTTACGGACTTGGGAATTGTAGAGTCCCACAAACAGGCCCATTTCAACCGAAAATCTTGTTGCTTTTCTCGGGTTTTATGGGTATATTTGCAAAAACCGAAACAAAAAACACCAAAAAACTATGAAGTATTATATCGCAGCTAAAGAGAGCAAGAGGGGTAAGGACGGACGAATTGCAGTGAAGATTTTGTTCCGCAATGACGGTAAGGAGTTCGTTGTGTCAACAGGTATCTACGTGTTGACTGCGTTCTCGGGTCTTTCTATGTCGCCTAAAGAAACGAACTACAGGGCGAAGCTCAGAAGATTGACGAGCATCATCGACGATGTGGAGGCGTATCTGCTGAACAATGCCGGCACCGACCTCGCAAAGATGAAGAGAGAGCTGACAACCTTGGTATCGGGCGAGGCGCATGAGGAGAAAGCGACGTGTCTTGCGGACTACATCGAAAGGTTCGCCGACACAAAGAGTCGCAAAGGAACGGCAGACCTCTACCGAATGTCGGCACGGAAGGTGCGCGAGTATGACGGCAGAGCGGTATTCGGCAGTGTAGACAAAGCATGGCTTGACGGCTTCGAGCGATATATGGGCGAAGCGAGCGTGAACTACAAGGCTATCATGCTGCGCAACATACGCACGGTGTTCAACTGGGCGCTCGACAACGAGCTGACCACAAACTACCCATTCAGGCGGTATAAGATAAAGCAGGAGAAGGTTGCTATCAACAACATCAGCGTTGAGCAGCTGAGGAAGATAAGGGATTGCGAGGTCGAGGAATGGCAACGCATATACCGCGACTTGTTCTTGCTGACGTTCTACCTTTGCGGCATCAACCCAATAGACCTGCTTACGCTCAAGCCGTCCAACGTACACAACGGACGTATCAGGTATAAGAGAGCGAAGACAGGACACTTGTACGACATTCCAATACCTCCCGAGGCGATGGAAATAATCAGACGCTACAAGGGCAAGGGTTGGCTTCTGTGCCCTCTTGACGTTTATACAAACTACCGCGACTTCTGCCATCACTGGAACGACGCTCTCAAGAAAATCGGGCGCAAGGAGATTGTGCCGGACAAGGTGGGCAGGCTGCGCAAGGTCGTCTGGCATCCGATAGCGGAAAGCATGACGGTGTACACCGCTCGTTACACATTCGCTTCTATTGGTGCAGAACTTGAGATACCTCGTGAGACTATTGCCCTTTGCCTCGGGCACTCCTGGGCAGACGTGACCGACCACTACATCGCCTACGGCACGAAACGAATTGATGATGCAGCGCGCAAGATTATCGACTACGTGAACGGCGACAAGGCGTAGCCTCTTAACAACCATTCCAACACCCAATTCCAACACCCAAAAATCGCTCTCTCCTTGAAGAGAAAAAAAATATATATTATGTGTATAGGATATATGAATACGTTAGTATGAATATATCATATATATATAATATATAATAGATGCGATTGCATGCGGTCGCATAAAGTTGGTTGAACACATTGATAATCAAGCGTTTACAATGATGAAAATTATATATAAAATACCATGTTTTATGCGACTTATGCGATCGCATAATTTGGCATATTTTCGGTGGTTTTAGGAGCATAAAAAATCCCGCCTGCACATTGCTGTACAGACAGGATTTCATGCTTATTCAGGCAATATAAAATGCGTGTTATGCGACCGCATTAAAAGACTCATGGGCTTCGGACTTCACAGAGGAAAGATACGAAAAATATTCCTATCTGCGTGCTTAAGAAGTAACATTATACAATAAACCCACCTACCTTTGTGGGGTAAATGGGTGAAATGGGTGTTTATCTTACGGTGTCTGCAACTTCAATATTGTCATCTATTATATTACCTGATTTAAGTACACCTGTTGCATCATTGTATATATCAGCGTAAGCGTTTAAGAATATTTTTCCTGCTTTGGTTTTATTCTTTAACAAACGAAGATATGTCTTGTCTTTCTTATAAAACATCATATCGTATTTCAAACCATCTTTTGCACTATTCAACACTCCGTTCTCGTATCTGTCATCATCAACGAACTCCCAAAGTACACCATCAACTTTAATATTAAAGTATTGGTATTCTTTTCTAACATGACCTCCAAAACCATTCTCTCCAATAGCTCTGAAATTTATTACGCAAAGGCTATCCGTAGCCCAAACTACTTTAAGGTTTGATACCTTAAAGTCTTCTGGGTTAATTGCGTTCTTATCAATCCATTTGTACATATTCTTTTTGGTTTGTGTTACAAATGGCTTTTCAGCTGGTTTAGGTGGTTGTTTTGGCTTTACATTACACGATACAAGCGCCACTACCGCCAACATGATAGCCAGCACTGATAAAATCTTCTTCATATCTTTCTTTGTTCATTGTGTTATAACAATCTAACCTTTAAAACGTAAACGAACTTGAATAAGCCGTGTGCGTTGAGCTGTATGAGCCTCACATTAACAGCGGTTTCGTCAGAGAGGAAGGCTATCGCCTCGCCTGCGATGCTCTTTTGTATTTCAAGTGTGCCGTCCGGGGTCAAAATCTCCTTCGCTTTCTTTTCCGTGCCGGCGACTATCAAGCCAGTTTCGCCGAGGATAGACTTCTCGACCGCTGCTTTCAGTTCTTCCATGTCGGAGAACTTAAAGTTGTTCTTTGCTACAACTCGATTAAACTTTATGTTTGCTGTGTCCATCATATTGATTGTTTTAAATTTATGACTAATAATTTTATTTTTCAGAGTCTACCCAGCCGCCATGTTTGGGCAGGGCATCCATAACAAGACCTTTCAATTCTTTCACGCCGTACTCCTCGCACAGCCAGTCTTCGAGGTCGTCCCAGTGCTGCCAATCTCTTATTGCGCCCGTCCGTACATCGCGCAGACGGAGCGTAACAAACAGATAGTCGTGTATTACATCTATTATTTCGTACATGATATTCTTAGCTATATTAATTGCAATAAAACTGTTCGGTTTCATAAACGGTATTCTTGAACTCCGCAACGTCGCCGTCCTCGTTAAGAACAAAGCAGCTGTCGCCTTCGTAGACTTCGTAACGGAAATTGTTGCTGCGACCTTCATAGCAGTTGTCGCCTGCACAAACCTCGTCGCAGCCCTTTGTGTTCTCTGTGCAATAGGCTTTAGCTTCGTCCAATGTGGCGAACTCCGCAACCTTGTTGCACTCAACGTTATTGTTCCAATATACGCTGTATTTCTTCATAATATTGACTTAACCGTGTTGTCGAGGGCTTAGGTGTTTACCAAATTTCTTCTGCTTCAAACTCCACGTTACCATCCCAGTCGAAGGATTCCGTGTTCTCTTCGTCCTCAGGAGAAAGATAATAGTATGCCGTCAGTTTCCAACCGCCAACCTTTACCGGGTCTCCCGCATACTCAGCCTTGCCAATATGTGAAGGAACCTCGTAAGATGGATACATGACTCTACTGGTAGGCTCTGCGTTTGTTTGCATCGCCTTGTTGACGGTATCCTCGCCAAACTTATCAATAGCTTCTTCTTTGCTTAACTTCTTCATAATATTTCGCTTACCGTGATGCGTAGGGCTGAATCTGTTATTATTGTTGTACTTCAAAAACTCCAAAGAATAGGTCGTTTGTCTTGTCGTAGAAGACTTCCGTTTTAACCTCTTTGTTATATTGGTAGTTCCAGATATTGTGACTACCCAGGTATTTACATCCGTGGCCACCGTAGACTTGTTTAACCTCACTGATGCCGGAAAGCTCAATGGGTTCATAATGCCTATCCAAGGAGTTTTCCAAAACTCCGAACTCAAAGGACTTGTCTCTCTGCTGATAGACAATTTCGTCAATATATCTTGCCATAGTTCCTGCTTGTTCTGGTTAGACGTTCGTTTCCTGGAGCTGTTCGGGTGCCTGTTCCAAGCGGCGTTGATAGTCACGCTTTGACAACGTGTCCTTTGAGTCCCCGAATACCTTACGGAGGTTATACCAAGTCTGGCGAACATTTGTCAATGTCAGGTCGTTGCCCCTGCTTGTCTTGATACCCATATCTACAAGTATCTTTGTCGCCTTCTCGAAATTCGCCTGCCTGCGGTCTGTGCCTCGCTCTGTGCAGAGCTGGCACACCTGCCATATTGTTTTATTTGACTTGTTTTCGATCATCTGTTGGCGACGTGATACGCTGGAGGCTGTAATGGCTTTCGATATGTCGCAGCCCTTCGGTCGCCCGAGCTTAACTCCGCCGGCTTTCTTTGCTGCAAGTGCCTGCTTTGTTCGGATCGAGACGAGCAAAGCTTCACGCTCAGCGAGTGCGAAAAACAAAGTCAGTGTGAACTTGTCTGTCTTCGGGAGGTCGCAGAAAAAGATGTTTCCTTCCATCTGGTCGTATATTCCAAGGGCTTCTACCGTGTTACGGAAGCGGTCGGACTTCGCTATAATAAGCGTAGCTCCTTCTTCTCTACATCGTGCCATAGCCTTCTGGAGTTCGGTGCAGCCTTCCAGGTCCTTGCCCGTGTACACGTCGCTGTAATCAGCAACGAGTTCACCCCCTTCTGCCTGCACAAAGTATTCTATTATCTGTTTCTGCGCTGCAAGTCCGAGACCTGATGCGCCCTGCTGTTTCGTCGATACTCGACGCCATGCTACAAACTTCTTCATAATATATCCTCCTTGTTGTTTACTTGCGACCCTGAGAAGCACCGAATAGTACTCCTATAATCCACAATATAATCATAATTTCCATCATAATGTTTGTTGTTTTTAGTTTGTAGTTCTTTGCAAAGGTAGTTGTTTTTGCAAAGAACTACAAGTTTTTTATAAATATTATTTGCTTTTTTTGTGTAAGCGGTTGTTGTTTGTGTACTCTTCCCTGCTCGCCTGGTAGTTGTTCCAAACTTCGTTGCTTTCCGGTGCCGAAGCGCAGTTCATGTCGACTCCTGCCAACTTGTAGATATTAGAAATGTACCGCGATGCTGTTAAGCCGATAGCACTACAGGTTTCGAGCAACTTATTATACTCCTCGTCGCTCGGCGTTCCGTTCTTCCAGGTTTTTCTTGTAAGATAGCCTACGATGCGGTTTATTTGCTCGTAAATCGCTTTCGGTGTCTTCTTCCTTGTATTCATATTCCAAAGTGTTTTTAATATCCGTAGATGATTTTAAAATCTTCCGTTGTCGCTGTTGCCCGTAGTGTCGGACTCAACGAGTAGTTGCCGAGCGGCTTGCAGGTTTCTTCGAGCATCCCGTAATGTCCGGCAGGAGTTACGGATATTCGGAGCTTCTTTGTTCTTACACCTCTCAGAAGGTCGCCCATTACCGTGATAGTTTTTTCAGTCCGGCTAATTACTTCGAGCTTCCAACGTGCATCGGTGTTACACGGCGAGACCATTATATAGGTTTTGCCCGCCTCGAATTTTGTTACATTCTGTTTCATAGTGCTTTATTTTTATTGTTAAACTTGTGCCGCGCCCAGTCTTGCTCTGAGAGATAGCCGTTAGCTACTCGCGGCTGCGCTACTTAGTTTCTATATACCTCTATACATTCTATTGCGTCGCAGTCGATGTAAGTGTTATGAGTTTTGCCGAGTATTGTTATTGTTTTCGTCCTGCTATCGTATCCGATAATGTCATCTTCGCTGGGGTCGCCCTTGATAAAACTAAAGTCTGTGCAGCTGTTGTGTGTTTTGATAACTCCGTTCCACATGTTCTCCTGTGCATTAATCAATGCTTCTTTCAATACATTAAACTCCATGATGTTTTATTTTTAATGATTTATAATTCAAATGTCAATCTCTCGTTTGTTCTCGTTCTGCTTATTCGTTCAAACCTCGCAGCGAATTTAAATAAATCACTTGTGCGGACCGAACAGGAGAAGCTCCCGACAATTATTTCGGTTTTCATGTCGTATGCGAAAACCTCGCGGAGGCTACAGTCAAAATACTTGCTAACCTCGCTCGCCGTGTACTTGTCGGAACTTTTGCCGCCCTTCCAACGCTTTCTAAACCGCGCCCAGGCTTGAACACATGCGGCGTATAGTGCCTGTAAAATGTCTTTGTCGTCTGTCATATTCGTATTTTTTTTAGCTGTTATTAGTTGGTGCCCGTGCATCGAACACGGGAGCAGGCCGTTTATTCAACTCCTGGCACCAAGTGCGTTTTTAATCGTCGGCGCAATAAGTCCAACGGCGAATTTTACTCAGTCCGTATTTTTTAAGGTACGCGTCCAAGCGTTTTTCGAACTCGTTGCGAAGATCCTGCACCTTCTGTTTGTACGCTTCGCGTAGTTTGGTGCTATCTTCAACGCTTAGAGTTATGTCGCCGTCGTCGTCGTTGGTGCCACGCTTTTTTATAAACATGATTTCAGCTCCGAACTCCTCAGACGTGCCGCGCGTGTAATGTTGCCCGAGTGTTATCTGATTTTCTTCAACCGCTTCCAAGGCGTGTTTGTACTCCCGGTCGAAGCGCTCGAGGTTTTCTGCCTTAAATTCAGCCTCGCCGAAGTTGTGGCACATGTCGGTTGCTTCTTCGCACGTCATCCCCCCTTGACAGCTCCAGCCGAAGCAAAACGACTTCTCGATGTTTTGTCTGTCGAATGTAATGAAGTGTTTTTCGTCTACCTTCAGAGCTTCGGCGGTATGATCCAAGTAATACCACGTTTTGAAGAGTTCGGAGAACTCCTTCATGTCCTCGCTCTGCGCTGTCTTGTGTGGCTTTCTATTTGGCTTGTACGTGAGCAAAAACTCCTCAACGTCGAACATATCAGGGATGCACGCGCCACGCTCGCAGAAGTCAGCAAAAGCGGCTTGCTTGTCGGGGTTCATCTGCTTTATTGCTTGTATAACCTCGAAGACTTCCGGATATATGCACGACTCGGAGTAGAACTCGTCCGGCAGGTATTCGAAATCCTGATACATAAACTCCGGATCGCTTTCGTCGGCGTGCAGCTTCTTGCACGCTTCCAAGAACGCCGCAGCGTTCTGGTATCTTCCAAGGTGCAGCCATCCACCGTCGAGGCTGCCCTCGTTGTACTTTTTGTACGTGCCGCAATATACGGCGGCGTCTAAAATTGTTAACTTTGCCATAATGCAATAATTTAAAGTGTTATTTATTCAGTTGTGAACTCCTTAATGTGCGTGCCTACGAATACGCCAACGACGTACGAAATGAAGGCTAAAAGTATTACTAATGTTGCCATATATTTATATTTATATTTATATTGTGTTGATGTTGTCAAAAACTAAACGTCCTGCGCAGGCTCTCGCCGTGTCGGTGTCGTCGTATAGTTGTACGTTCGTGATGTTTACAATGTTATGCTTAACGTAACTTCTTGCCGCCTCGTCGCTTTCAGCGCGGAAGCTATAACACACGCCCTGCAACTTTTCCGTGTCGTATCTTGTAGTATATTCTTTCATAATGTCGTTTATTTTCGTTGTGTGCCGTTTGTTTGCGCCCTGCCTTATAGGTGCAGGGCGCAGCGGTTTTTCATCCTAACCTAATATGTACCTTAAAATGTCTTCTTCACTTTGTTTGCTCAATGTGTAGAAGTTGATAAACTTTGCACCTTTGCAAATTTTGTCGGCTGCTGCCTTCAAAACACCCTGATCGCTCTCGGAGTATGTGCTTGTAAGATTTTTGCAAACGGTGTCCGCCCACTTAAAGCAGTGACGGCGAAAAAAGGAGGGGTGCGCTATTGGATAGGCTATTTTTGTTATATTTAGGTGCTTGCCGCTGTCTTTTATCTTCACGGCCAAATTTAAAAGGCTTTTATTTTGTGCTTTTCCGTTGATAATTGGAACAATACAACGAGCGGCAAAAATATTCGTTCTATAGCCTTGAGCCTCTAATGTGTTAATAATATTTAGGAGTTTTGCGCCTGCGGCGGCTAATTCTTTTTTGTCAACGTCACAGCTCGCACCAATAAAGTAAACAAAATTTAGCACTTTTGTATTTTTGTATGTCGTTTGCTTAACAACATTGTACATATTTATAGGACTTCCGGAAACAACGGCGCCGACGTTCGGAACAAATCCGCAAAAGTCCTGCTTTATTGTGTTTGTAGTTCTGTTAAGACGTTTATTTTTGTTGCAACCTTCAATTATTTTCGCCGTGAATGTGTCACCGTTTATTAGAAGTTCGTCCGCTTCTTTATGTGTGTTTGTTCCGCAAAAATCTTTGTCAAATACGTGTTCGTTGCTCTCGTCGTACATTTTGCCTATTCTCTTGCGTCCTAACGCTTTTTGGAATTCGGCTATACTGTTGTAACGTTCTTTAACTGTTATATCCATATTCGTTGTTATTTTGTGTCCTACACGCTTTTATATTTGCGTGTAGGACGGGTTTTACTTAATATTTCTTAGTCTCTTTCATGTACTTGTTTTCGCTGCTCAACGCTGCGGCGATCTCTCGTATATCATCCAGGGCGAGGCCCTTAAAGATGAAGGAGTCGAGCACAAATTTCGTATTCATGCCGTAGAACTTTGCGAGGCGCGAAATTGCGCGGTATCCACAAATTAATTTAATTTGTAAACTCTTTGTAACGCTGCGAAGGTCGCGCACGAACTCCAATATATCGAGATGTCCGCCGCAAATACTCTCTTCTACTTTCATGTTATAACCTATTTCGATGAAGGCGAAGCGGTCGCGGCTGCTCTCGTCTATCTGATAGCGCCCACAATACTCTTCCGTTGCGCCCTGTCCGTTGGTATTTCCGGCTGCGATGCAGTAGAAATTCGGGTTTTTTGCTACCTTCTCGCCGCTGTTGGGGAATGTGTAGTAACCGTTAGCGAGTGCAGCGTTTATGGCTATAATAGCCTCGGCGGTGCTGTTGTCGAGTTCGTCGGCAAAGAATAAACCGCCGTTTTTCCACGCTTTATAAAATGGTGTTTCTTCGTACTCGCCCTGTGCGTTCTTGTAGCCTGATACGTCAAACTTTGTAACCAACGTATTTTGATAGTAAAAATCAACTCCGAGGGCGTCGGCTATCTGCTCGGCTATTGTGTTTTTGCCGCTGCCTGCCGGGCCGTACAAATACACATTTTCGTGTGCTGCGACAAGTTTCAAGATGTTTCCAAAATTCGGATCTAAAACCTGTTCGGTTTTTGTCGTTGTCTTCTTGCCATCCACGACAACGTTAATAACACTGCCTGTGCCTACCTTCTTCGCCTCCTCTATTTGCTTTTTAAGGCTATCGATCTCGGCAGCGCTTTCTGCTTTCGCTCTTTGGTAGCCCTCCTCCTGCTGCTGCGCGAACATCTGCTGCATAAAACTTAACGCCGCGTTATTTACGTTGTTGTTGTTAGTGTTTGTTGTTGCTGCTGTGTTCTGCTCTTCCGTATTATTATTATTATTATTGTTATTATTATTTGTGTTATTGCTTGTTGTTGTGGTGGTGGTGTTTGTTGCTGCTCTCTTTCGTCCTGCTGTGTAGTCTGCGAAATTTATTGTTATTGTTTTCTTGCCTACACGCTCAACGCTCAGAGTCTCGGAGTTGAAGACCACAACGAGCTCCTCCTCCTTACTTGCGCCGTAACGGGGATGCCCTGGCACGCCGCGAAACGTTGTGCCCTCGCTGATTTCATTTGTTAAAATGTAGTTGACGAGTTCAGCCTCGAAGGCTGTCAGACCGTTCTGGCGCATCTGTGATGTGCTTAATTTTTCCATATTGTTAAATATTTGTTGTTATTATCGTGCCTGCGGCGGACTTCAACCGCCACGGGAGGCAGGTGTTTTGATGTGCGAATTAAGTGCATTTTGCCCCGTTGAGCTACTATCTTTTACACGCTCGCACAGCGCGACACATCTCCGACAGGCTGTAATAACACGTTTAATAATGTTAATACAGAAGTATTTTTTTGTATGTAAACAAGCCAAAGAACGCTATAATATCAAATATTTATACCGTTGGAAAAATAATTTTATTCGAAGAAAACCGCCGCCAAATTTGCAGGGACCGAATAAAATAGCTAAATTTGCACCGCTTGAGGATTTAAGCAGGTGAAGCGTTTTGCCTTCACGCCGCCCGCAACTGGTTGCAGCCAGTTGCGGGCTTTTTCTATTTTACCTATATATAAATATACAATAAGTTCAAAGAACGAGTAAGATGTTTTTTTGTTCCCATCTTGCGAGTGCAAAGGTAGCATGTTTTTTTGAAACGTGCAAGTTTTTTTGTAAGTTTTTTTTTCAAAAAGTGAAACTTTTTTTTGAGTGTATAAAACGTTGGCACGGAGGAAGATAGGCACGGCGCACAACTTCGCAAATAGGCCTGTTTTCTTTGCGTGTAACGGCGTGCAGATACGGCGGCGTGTAAGCTATAAGCCGGCACGAAAGAAAGCGGCAGAACGGCGCAAAATAGCCGAACGCCTCGCGCGCCTGAAAGAACATTTTACAGATGGCAGCACGGAAGGGCGGCGGGCGTGCCTAATGATCGACGGAAAGCGAGGCGGCGAGTGGTGCACGGCGCTGCATCCAGAGCGCACAACGGCGGCGAGGCTGCGCACCGTGGGGGGGGGATATAGGGGGGAAGAGAGAAGGCAGGAGCAGGAGTGGAAGGCAGGCAGGCACGACGAGGCGAAAAAGTTCGGCGTGGCGTAGTGGTGTAGGTGCAGCTCCTCGCGCGTGCGTATATATATATTATTAGCTATATATTATATATTTATATATATTATATCTATATATCTAATAGTATATATAAATATAATACCTTTTTCGCCTTTTTCGCCTTTTTCGTGTAATACGTCCGTCTTGTATGTAAAAAATAGTATTTATAGAGCCTGTAAGTAGTTATGTATCAGCGTGTTACGTGCTTTATACTCTTTGCTTTTTGAGCCTTCGCCATCCGCAGGGGTTAAACCCCCACCCCCCCAGGCACCCACCGCACCCACCGCACCCACCCTTTCCCTTAATTTTTTATTTTTTTTATTTTTGGAGGTGTCACACGCAGCAGTGCTTCACTTTTTGTTATTTTCATTATTATTTCCACCATACTTCAAAAGCCGTTTATTTGCCTATTTATTTGCGTTCTGCCGCACTTTCATTTCCTTTTGGTGTAGTTATTAGTCTTTCAGTTAAAACACGCTTAGAACACAAATAAACAGCCTTTTTGTCTTTATTACTCGCCTGTGTATGTTTATATCTTGTTTCTCCTGAACTTATGGTTGTAATTATTGCAACCTGTACAATAGTTAAATAAATTAACATAAAATGTTAAAAAATAGGGTTTGCAGTTCAAAAGCTTGCAATGCTTGTTTGTATGTCCTTACTTTGTATTCAAAACGAAATCTGATGGCCGATAATAAGAAATTTTACATACAGCGATACACGAAGTCTGCGCAGGGTGCGTGGGCGAGTGACGGCACGCCAAAGAGTCTTGAGGATGATTTTGGCGGTGTTATTCGCTACAAGTCAATGACTGGTCTCAACTCCAAGGGTAAGCAGAAAGGCGTGTACACAGAGAGTTATGCTGAAACAGGCGCTCTCAGGGTTTTTGTAGACCCGAACGCCACACACGAAAGTACAACATGTACGCTCTCTGTTTATGTGTTCGGGTATAACATTGATACCACTACGAGCTTGCCGATTGAGGAGCAGACGAAGAAAATGGAGGCTGCATGGGATGAGCTTTACTCCTACCTGGAAGGCTCCCTGGTGCTATGGAAAGACGATTACAGACAGCGCAAGGCGTTGTTTCTTGTGCAGGATGCCTGCGAGCCGTCTTCCGATGTGATAAAAAACACGCCGTATCTCCAGTGTTCGGTGAAACTTGTCAATATTTTTGGTAGAACATTTGACGGTGCGAGTACAACCATTGAGGACTGGCTTAAAAACGGAGGCAAGGTGTCGAATGGTTAAGCGCAAGTGGTGGGGAGTTCCGTACAAGGGCAGCAAGTCGCAGGTAGTAGACAGATTGGTGGAGGCGATTCCGTATAAAGACGTTGACAATTTCTACGATTTGTTTGCCGGTGGCTGCGCCGTGACCCATAAAATGCTACTCGAAGGCAGGTATAGACACTGCTACGCCAACGACATAGACGGACGGGCGTTGAGGCTTTTCCGTGACGGCATGGACGGCAAATACGCCATGGAAACGAGATGGGTGAGCCGCGAGGACTTCTCCAAGCTAAAAGACACCGACCCATACATCTCCTGCTGCTGGAGCTTCGGCAATAATCAGCGTGATTATCTGTACTCGAAAGCCATTGAGCCGTACAAGAAAGCGTGTCATTATGCTATAATATACGGAGATTTTGGTCTTTTAAGCGACCTATATCCAGGCGTAAGCGAGGTGTGCAAGGAGGCACTCAGAGAAGTTATGGGTTGGCATAACAGGAGGATTAAGTTCCGCTCTGCCATAAGGGAGTGTTTAAAGACTAATTCGGCGGGTTCGTTCGCAAGCTTGTCTACAAGCTACGACACTGATCGCCTCGAAAGCCTCGAACGTCTCGAACGTCTACAGAGCCTCGAACGTCTCGAACGTCTACAGAGCCTCGAAAGCCTCGAACGTCTACAGAGCTTTCGGTACTCCGAGGTGGACTACAGAGAGGTTAAGATACAGCCTAACTCTGTTATATATGCGGATATTCCGTATTTCTCTACAAATGCTTATGGCAAGAACTCTTCGGTTACACAGCCGTTCAATCACAGTGAATTTTACGACTGGTGCTGCAATCAGGAGGAGTTGGTGTTGATAAGTGAGTATTACATGCCGGCAGACAGATTTACGGAGGTGCGGAACATCAAACACAAGCAGAGCCTATGCGCCACAAAGACAAGCTCTGTTACTGAGAGGCTGTTCGTGCCGACAAATCAGCTTGACAAATATCGCTCCATGATGCAGCAGTCTGGGCAAAGCGACCTGTTTCATAACTTATAAAATTATTAAAAACATGGCAAATATTACAGAAGACTCGCTGAAATCAGCGTTGACCGACCTTGGTCTTACACAGATTGGCTTACCGAAGATGTGGAGAGGTGAGCAGGATGGATTTTGGATAAAAGCACTCGCCCTTGTTCGCAAACTCAATGGGGACCTCTCCTATTATGCTATTGAGCGCAATGCCGAAGGACTGATTATCTACAAGACGGACTACGGGCGTATGTCGCCCATACGAGAGCGTGTGAGAATACATCCGTATATGTTTCTTGACGAGGCTCGTTATGTCAATGTGGGCGACGAGAAAGATCGACGTTATCATCTGTTCACCGTCACAGAGGACGAAGAGGAGAAATCGAAGGTAATGACCATGAGCGACGAGGAGGTAATCTTAAAACTCCGTGAACGCGGTATTAGATTGCAGCTTGAGAGCGATGAGTCCGACCTCGCGGCCACTAAAATTGTAGAGTACGACGATGCTGAAGATACAACGCCGTCAGTTGCCGACGACGAGCAGGGTGAGATTGAGCGCATGATGCTCGAAGCTGATGCACAGCACGAGGAGGCGACGGCAGCCGAAAAGGCAGCGGAGGTAGAAACAGAAGAAAAGACGACCTCAACGCCTAAAAAAGCTCCTGTAGCAAAAAAAAAGAAGGCCGCGACTGCAAAACCGAAGAAACGAGCAGCGAAAGCCTAACTGACACCCGGACTTCGGACTTCCTTCAAGAGATGACCGGCGAGTTCTCCGAATTGCGTGACGCGATGGAGTCCGCAAGCGAAAAAACACCATCTTCATTTAACGAAGACGAGCTTTTCAAGCCTGCGGAGGACCCGAACGAAAAAGAGCTTGCGCCGGAGCAGCGAAAGCTGACATATAAAGAGCGTAGAACCATCATAAAGCATCGTTATTACTTCAAAAGAGAAAAGACACAACGCCACATCAAGAAGGGCAAGGCAATGATGAACGAATACGGCAAAGAAGAGGTTATTGAAACGCTGTTTACAAGAGAGTCGGCAAAAGAGGATGCGAAGAGGCAAGCGAACAAGAAGCTTTCGGAGGCATTGAAGAGATATTACGAAAACAAGAAGAAACAAGAAAAAGAAAACAAGAACGAGATATGAAACAGGAGTTATTGGATGATTTGCAGCGTTTGCTGAAATGCCCAAAGCCAAAGACAGAGTGCGCCGATAGGGCTTTGCAGGACGGTGCGTTGAGCGGATGGAAGGATGAGGCGTACGACCTGAAAAGAGAATTGAACAACGGTGATCCGACTGATGCTAAGTGGCTGGAGCGTCCGATAAAAGTCGAAATGCGGCCTCGCGGTTTAGACCGTCTCTGTCTTGACAACTTCGGGCAATATGCGCAGAAATACTACAATGCGGCTATCACGTTCCGCCGCCTCATGTGCACGCTCATTTACTATCATGCGCAGTCTAACCCCACAAACAAAGACAGAAACGCCTACGAGCTTGCGCTGCGCGAGATGGAGGAGATATGGGTGCCATATAATGAAAGGAGTAGCAAAGGATAGTAATTCGAGAATGATAAAGATAATAAACAGACTTGCCGACAGCGGATTTGCCAAGGTTGGATTTCGTGAGGTTACTCCTTGCGAACTATGGAATAAGGTTGTAGATAATCATATCGTTGAAGTTTACGGCTTAGATAATAATTCTGACAACCGCGAAATGTTAATGGATTTTTTACAAAGAAAGGAGTAGTAACAATGATTAACAGAGAGGACATTAAGGAGGGCTTGAAGTTTAGGATGCCCAATAACAAAATCGAGCGTAAGCATCAAGGTGCCACGGATATGTGTGAATCCATCCAGTATCTGACAACGCTGAAAACTCCGCACGGAGACAAAAATTATGTAACGCTCCAAGTACCGCTTTTCGAGGTATGCGGCGGTCCGAAGCTGATAAGCTTAGCAGACAAGAAAGACCCGCATTGCGCATGGGTCGGCGAGTACATCAAGGTTCGCAGCGATGCGCTCGGAAAGAAACCGCTCTACATATCCCTGGGCGACGTGATGCAACGCGGAATACGTGCCATCGACGCTAATCTCTACCCCATTTTCAGTGCAGAGATTCCGAAAAACAACTGGGCGTACAACGCCTTTTGGGGTGGCAGTCGTAGCGGCGGTAAAAGATACCGTATGGAGTATTACGGATTTACCTCTGACCCAGTTGGCGTTCTTGCAAAGCCTTCCGCGTTTACAGAGCATCCAACTGGAGATGCCGATGCGTTCCGCGACATTACCAACGGTATGTACGACACCTTCAAGGCTAAAAATCACGACTACGGCAATAGTTTGCGGAGCTGTTTAAGGAGTGTGGTATGACATACGCCTACGGGCACCTGTCCGAGAAGCTAAAGCGCGTGAAGTCTCTGATGTCTGACGAGGCGAAGGTGAAGGGCGAGAGTATGAAAGACTCCCTGCTTGACCTTGCGAACTATGCGATACTTACAATTATGGAACTTGATAAAACAAGGAAGTGATATGGCGAAGATTGTTTTAGACCCCGAGGAAAGCGCAATAGAAGCATTTGCCAAACTATTTTTAGTGCTACAAGAAACATGGGGCTTTCGGACAAAGAGGCGTGTGAAGCACTCAAAAACTCCATTGAGGCAGCAGAAAATGCTCCGGCCGAGGAGAAGTATGATTGGTATGGGTCGCCTGCGAATATCGAACGGATATTACAAAGAGAGTTCAACAATGAAATGCAGAAAAAATGACTAAGGACTGGAACGGAAACGGCAAGAGCACCTTCATAACCATCGGTGCGAGCAACCACACGGACAAGGAGCGTGAGGAGCATGATTTCTACGCTACGAACCCTGTTGCGATTGACAGACTTGTCCGCAACTTCGAGCTGCCGAAGAAGATATGGGAGTGCGCTTGTGGTACTGGATGCTTGTCAGAGCGTCTTATTGAGTTCGGGCACGATGTAGTGAGTACCGACCTTATAGACCGAGGCTACGGCGGCGTGCAGGACTTCTTTAAAGCGGACACGATGCCCGACAGCTGCAAGTGCATACTGACCAACCCACCCTACAAGTACGCATTGGAGTTCGTGCTGCACTCGCTTGACTTGCTTCACGACGGAGGTTTGTGTGTGATGTTTCTCAAGACAACATTCCTGGAGGGGCAGAAACGCTACGAGAGGCTCTATAAGAACACGCCACCTAAGTACGTACTGCAATTCTCAAAGAGAGTGTTATGCGCAAAGAACGGCAAGTTCGCTGCAATGCGCAATGGGGGCGGCAGTGCAGTCAGCTACGCATGGTTTGTATGGCAGAAAGGTTACAACGGAGAAACAACCGTAAAATGGATATGAGCAAAAACAGATACCACAACAAAGCACCCTACTCCACCTTGCATCCCGACGCAAGGCACTGGACTCGCAAGGGGAACTCGTGGAAGCAGAAGGTTGGCTACGATACCGAGGATGAGGCATGGGAGTTTCTTGAGCAGAACCCGAAGCTGAAAACAATGGGAGAACGTCCGTATTTCTGCGAACTGTGCTCTAAGTGGCATATCGGAAGGTTGCACAAATAAATATTGAGGATATGAACGTGAAAAGATGGTTGAATGACTGGAGTGCAGAAATGTGTTTTTTATCACTTTTTGCCTTAGCGGTTTTAATCTTTGGTTTTGTTATTTGGCAAAGTAAAAAATACAAGAACGGCGGATTTGTTAAAGACGATACGGTATGGTATTCTGCAACCATTGTTATCCATTACCCTGACAAAGCGGATAGCATAAACATCCGTACATGCAGGGTTCCGTATGTTCGTGTCGGGAGAGGGTGGAATAGCTTGAACTATACAGATCCGTTAGGGTATCATTATATCAAATCTATTGCGCCAATAGAAATAGTTGACATAGTTAAAATAAAATAGTTGAGATATGAAGAAGTTTTTATTATTTGTATTAGTTGCGGTGGTGTCGCTATTGGCATCGTGTAGCAGGAGTCTGAGATTCCAAGGAGGCAATCGTAAGTTGTACGACACTATTACGGTTTACTCTGTCGATAAAATCGTAGAAATGTCTGGTAGCAAAGAGTTGTTTGGTACAGAGACCTATTATCTTGTGGCTACAGATAAGGGAGCGTATCGTATAGATTTGTATGGAGTCTGGGGTAATGCCCAACTCGTTGGAGTTATAAAACAAGGTAGGACATATATCGTTAAAACACAATGGTTTGATGCTCCAATCATTATTAAGGTATACAAGCGTATAACTAAGCTAATTCGTGAATTATGAAGAAGAAAGGATATTACGAATATACACCGCAGATTTACCCAAGGAAACTTTGGGTGATGTACAATACGTCGGAAGAAGAAATAGACAAATGCTTTACTAACATGAAAGGCGAGCCTCTTGTTCACAACGGCGAGCCTATGAGTGAAGGAAGCTACGGAGGTATGGTTTATGACGAATGTATGAGTAAGGCAGGGAAATACTTCGGCAATCTCGTTGTATTTCCAAAGAAGAGCGATATGACTATGAAAACTGTCATGAGGCTTATCATGTTCTATCGTCTATCAACGATGCGTGCGATTTGGAAAGGATGTATAACGGCAGAAATGAGCACCAGGCATACCTCATGGGTTGGATATGTAATTGCATCAACAACGCTCGTTTGGGAGTCGGTGATTTTATAGAAATCAAAGACAAGGAGGAGTAGCTTATGGATAAAAATGAGAAATTAAAACTTGGTGACATTTACCTTGCGCCCATAGAGTTTTTTCTAAATAATTCCGTCGGAAAGCTAAAGCAGCAAATAGAAAGTTATGCGGAAGTCAGAGAGGACGGAATGGTTATATGCACGGTTATTGAGGATATGGATTCTGTTTTTCCACACAAATCTGAATATACAATAGCAGTTAAGCAAAAAAGGTTTGCACCTCCAATTCGGACTTATGTAAATAAGGACTGTGACTTTGAGTGTTTTAAGCAACTTTCGGAAGCAGAAATGAAAGTTTACGGTGTGCTTTTGTATTATTTTGGGGGTTATCTGTCAAAGAAAATTATTATCCCAGCCGGCACCAAGATAGCACAGATGCGCATTGTGGAAATACCGAACACGGAACTTGTGAGTGGTGTCATCAAAAAAGAAGAAAATGATGACAAGAAGCGTGGCGACAACGGTTTTAATTCATCGGGAGTAAAATAATATGGCAAGCAAGACATACATCGGCATAGACCCTGGCTCAAAGGGTTTCATAGCAGTAATGCACCCTGATGGCACGCGCGAGTATTGCTCCTTACAGGATTGCGACTATCACGACATTGCGATATTTCTGAAAAACATCAAGACGGTGTGCGAGGAAAATTGCGTGTGCTGTATGGAGGAGATACACGCCATCTTCGGTTCGTCAGCAAAGTCCACATTCTCGTTCGGAGAAACGTTCGGAGTACTGCAAGGTCTGTTGATTGCGCTTGAGATACCCTATCATCTTGTACCTCCGAAGACTTGGCAGAAGGAGATTTGGATAAGTCACGATAAGGTTGTCAAGAGTTATTGCGGAAAGAAAAGCACTGACAACAAGGCGACATCCATCAACGCCGCAAGACGACTGTTTCCGACCGAAGATTTTAGGCGTACAAGCAAGTGCAAGAACGTAGACGATAACAAGTGCGACGCAACGCTGATATGCGAATATGGGCGAAGGAAATGCCTTTAAAACGAATTTAAACACATAAACGTATAAATATATGGCAAAAGCAGCAAGTAAAAAGACAGTTGACAACAACGCAGGGTTGTTGAAAACAATCGAAGGTATTGACAGAAAGAAGGTTGTCTGCGTAGAGGATTTCGGTAGATTTATCGTAGTTCTCTTAAAAGACGAGGCTATCTTTCACACACACATCGGCTTGGAGGTACGCTGCAAGCGGTGGATTACAAACTTAGAGGGTAAGGCAAACGACGCTTCGCTTTTCATGTGGCTTGCAAATCTCGTAGATATGAAGCACGAAACCAAAGGAAAGGAGAATTTGAAATTTCCCGAAACAGACACAACCTACGCTGATATGCTTGACAGCATGATCATTATGACAGAGGCGAACCTTTGCCATCCTGCAACCGCTTTCGTCGATATGGACGAGGCTGTAAAGTTCGCAAACGAGCGTTTGAACTGGCTTTTAACCAAATCCAAGGAGCTTGAAAATACAATCAATACCGCCGTAAGAGAAGAGTCCGAGGAGGACTTGAAGAAGAACTTCGAGGACGGACAGGTGGCGATTATTGCGGAGCAGGTCGCAAAGGAGCTCAAGAAGGACGAGGTGTAAGAAAAACAAATGGGATAGACTAAATGGAATAGACTATGGAAGAACAAAACATTCAAAACGAGCAGCCGGAGCACAAGCTAAATCCGATACTCAACCTAACGGGGCGCGGACATTTCTTTGTGTATAACTTCGCTCGACTTCGAGATTGGCGAGTAGTACAAATGGCGGACGCACAGGGAGTAATAAGAGAAGGCATTTTCTTGCCTTTCTTGCAGAACGGCATCACGGTGCACGATAGACGTGACAAGATTATCCAGTCTTTATATCCCGACGTGAATACAGCATCAAAATTGGGAGTCAAGACTTACTCTCCGTGCATTTCAAGAGTAGCACACGAAAAGCTTGTCGAGCAGGGGTTGTTGCTTCCTGGTTATACGCCGTGGTCAGAGCCGTGTATGGGCTTCCGTGTGCGCGATTTTGGTTTTTGTGGTAAAAAGAAGTAAAAAAATATTATATGGAAAGAAAAGAAGTTGTGATGCAGAAAATTGAAGATATGGTGTGTAACGCAGTGAGTTCTGTTATGCGCCAATACAAGCGTAGTGTTATCGTCACAGAGGAGCTTTATATTGGAAAGAAAAACATACCGCTCGCAAGAAGTATTGCTCGCAACTTCTGCTTTCATATAATGCACTTCTACTACGGATTTACATATCCAGTGATTGCACAGCGTGCCTGCATGACAGAGAAGAGTGTTATGCGGTGCGTCCGCAAATATCATCAGTACACGATGAGCGACCCTTTGTATATTGAAATTCGTAGTGTTGTTAAAAAGAAAATCGGAAATGAGCAATAATGAGCTGTTAAACATGAAACGCAATGCCCTTATGTTGGGATTGTGCGGAGAATACAAGAAAAAGTGGGATAGCTGCGCCTCAAAGAAAGAGCTTATGGACTTGGTGTTAGACTCCAACGGCGTTGAGTTTCTTGCAGATGCAATAACTTTCGGTTGGGGGTGTTCGCAGGAGTTTCTACTGAATGAGTTTGCGGACTTCATCAACGGCAAGTATCAGCGCAAGAAAGACGGGTACACAAGTGAGCTTTATGTAGAACCTCATGGCAAAATAGAGCTTAGGAGTACCCTTACGGTTATTGCCGGAGGTCGTGCGAGTGTCATTGTTCCACCCAACTTTTTCGGAAGGGTTTATGTTTGTGGAGATGGTGACAGTCTGATATTCGGTAGTAATGGTGGTTCGATAGAGTTGTTCGTTTACGGGGAATACGAACGGGCTGTTACGAAGTGTGCTAAGTCGCTTAAAGTAAAAAGGAAGGACATAAAGGCGAGCCAATGGCGCAAATAGTCATACTGAACAAATACCGCAACGAGTTGGGCTGAGCATACCGAAAAATGTACGATAGTGGTACGAGGAGCGAGTGGTGCAACCGCTCCAACATGCGCTCGTACTCATGCCGACCCGACAAAAGATGCGGAACAATAAGTACTTCTACACAAGATAATTTAATTTTGGAGATACATGGAGAATAAAGAAGTAATCGCAAGGGATGTTTACCGCAAGGTAAAAGAAAAGCAACTGAAGGAATTTCAGGAGCGCATGCCCGATAATAAGCAGGGCGTAGAGTTTGAGGCAAATGGAGTAAAATATGTGGCAGCTATCAGACGACTGACACCGCAAGAGTGTGCCGAGTTGCAGACTATGCCGCACGATTACGAGTTTGTTACAAGCGAAACGCAGCAGTACAAAGGGCTTGGCAACGGCTGGAACATTGAAACTATCAAGCATATTTTCAGTTTCATTCCTAAAATCAAGTTGAACAACCTCAAGGTCTTGTCTTTGTTTGACGGAATTTCAGGGGGACAAGTTTCGTTACGCGGCATCGGTGCTAACATAACGACTTATCTTGCATCGGAGATTGATAAGCACGCTATTGCGAACACGATGCACAACTTTCCGAATACTATCCAGTTGGGTAGCGTTACGGATTTGAATATAGACGAGATAGTTGAAAAATACGGGGTGCCCGACATCTTAATCGGAGGTTCTCCGTGCCAATCGTTTTCTTTTAGCGGAAAGATGAAAGGCATGAGTACAAAGAGTGGCGAGGAAATTTACACCCTCGAACGCTATCTCGAATTAAAGTCACAAGGCTTTCAGTTTGAAGGTCAGTCCTATCTCTTTTGGGAATATATGCGAATACTTACGGAGCTGCGTAAGTACAATCCCGATATTTATTTCTTTCTTGAAAACGTCAAGATGCTTGAAAAGTGGGAAAGATGTCTTTCTCACGCTATCGGTGTGCGTGGTATTCATATTAACTCTGCGCTTGTATCGGCACAGAACAGACGACGTATCTATTGGACTAATATCAAGACAAAGCCAGTCGCAGGAGAAGGCTTGTTTTATGATGAAAGCGACCCGTTTGCATGGCCTCCGCTTGAAGTGGATATTCCGCAGCCGGAAGACCGAGGTATCGTTATTAAGGATATTCTCCAAGAAGAGGCAGGTGAGAAATACTACCTGAAAGACGAAACGGTAGCGCAGTTAATGGCAAGGACAGATAAAAGAAAACTCAAAGACTATCTTTTAGAGCCACAGGTAAGCGTTAAAGAGTTGTTTGAGTATATTTGTACCTCTGACGAGTTTAATGCGCTTACAGGTGAAGAAAAGCGTGAATTGGCGGAGTTTAGCTTTGGTTTAGAAAAACAAAGACTTGAAGGCTTGTATAATGAGAACGACAAGAGCGTTTAATATGGGGAGTGGTATCACCCCCCCCACCACCAAATCCACTGCGTTAAACGCAAGATACATAGGTTGGTGGTACGTTCCAGGACATAGGCAGCATACAGGAATTGTTGAGATTTATGAAAAATAGATTACACGGAGTTGCTGTAACAAGGCAAGGTATAAGTCCGTCAAACACCAATGCTTGCAGACCGCACATCGGGGGGGGTATGTGTTTGTAGTGTATGAGAAAGATAAAGATTAGTCGCAAGGGAGATATTGTTGAGTCGCACAAAGGCTCGGCTTTATGTGTTGGCGCACATGGGGCAGGCAATAACTCGCAATGCGATTGTGTTTTAGAAACGTATGAGAAGTAATGTGATTGCCGTTAGAGGACGTTCTATTGATGATTGGTACAATTCACCACACGAACAGAGAATTGAACTTAGAGGACAAAAATCATCCTCTCTCACCTCTGCGGCGAAAGATAATTTATTATTTGAAATGTATGAAGAAAATCAGTCAACTTAACGGAAATTCCGAATGGGGGAACACCGCACATCAACAACATCGGTTTTACTCCATATTCGGGGGGTATTTGCCTTTTAACCGGTAGTTATGATAGAAGTGTGATGAAAATCTTAGAACTGTATGAGAAGTAAAATACTTAATCAGTACCGCACTGAGCTTGGAAGAAAGGTGTGGGGGCAATACGCTTGCGGTGAACGAAAATACGGCACAAGGCACAATCTTATGGCTTTTTCGTGCCGCCCCGATTTCAAAACGAGTTCTGTTATGCGGGGGGGCAAATCAATTATTTGTTAGAGGTGTATGAGGAAGTATATACTTGACCATTTTAAGCCAAGGTCTATATATGGGGGGGGGTAAATGCCAGCCGATAAAGGCAAACGACTATAAAGGCATAGATCCGAACTATAATATCAGACCGGCAATATTAGAGCTTTATGGAAAATAGAATAGTTTTTTATCCGACTTTGTATAAGTCAATAGTTATTCATACCCCCCCCAGAGCAAAAACAGGCACGCTGACTGCATTTTACGCTCACGGCTTGGGAGGTTTTGATTTACGTCCATTTGTTTTAGAATTGAAAGAGATATGAACATTCTGATTATCCAAGGCTACAAAAAGCCTGTATCAGTAGTGAGGGGGGGGGTAAATACAACTGTCTTACGACAGAGATAGCACACAGAACCAACTCCTATGGTTTACCGCACGTTTTAACAATCTACGAATTATGACAGCAACACACCAAGTGGAAAATATATCCAAACAGATTAGGGGGGCAAAGCAAAGCCGTTTGCATGTGCGCCACCCTCTATAAGGGAGGAGGGAATAATAGTGTAACGTATATAATTGAGTTTTATGAGAACTGATAGTGATATAAATAAGATTTGGGGGAATATTACCCCCCCAACGATAAGACAAGAACAATATTAGCCACCATGCACAAAGGCGTGGCGGCTAATGGTATGGCTATTGTACTGGAATTGTATGATCACACGAAGTAGAAGGTGTCATATCTGCCTTTTCGCCAAACTTCTTTGTTATACAATATGCTTGTACATACTCATCTTCCATGGTGATGCTTGCACAGTCACTACTATCTTTGGGGCATTTAGATTTTACAAAAGCGTCAGTGTCTTTAAATTCCAAATGCAAAGTTGCCGCAAAAAATGCGCCAAAATTCCCCAGCCAGTCTCCAATACAGTGAGGTGAATCGTCTTTGTCGTCTTGCCACGACCAATAGTATTCGTCTTGATATTCTAATAGTATAAATTGAGCCTTTCCGTTAACATGCCCTCCGAGTTTGTTTTCTGCAACGAAACGAAAGTTTAAAGCACAAGCGCTATCACAAAGAAACGCCACTTTCATCCCGCTAATCTTCATAGCATCGGGATTGTTTGCTTTGTCTTTTACAAAATTTTTAAGCGCATCCTTTGTTTTGTTTAGAAAAACCTGCTTTGTGGATGGTGTCGGTTTATGGGTGGTTACTTTCTGTTGTTTCTGTGTGCATGATAGCGCAAAAAAGGCAAATGTTACCATAATCGCTGTAATAATTCTATTTCTCATATTTATTGCTTATAGTTAATATTATACAAAAGTAGTATAATTGAGCCAGTTAACCATTGTGCCACTTTGTATTTAACACCAATTTAACACAATTACAGGAGGTCGGAAATGACTCAACCTCCCGTAATCTTAGTTCATAAACACCTTTATGCCCTTGTTGCCCTGCGAGTGGCCCGACTTTACACAGCTTGATAACGTATCTCGAATATCAGTGAGCAGTGTCGTTTGTAAGCGCAACTCTACCAATACAGGGTTATTGTTCGCATCCTGCAAGACTGCACCGACCGACGCTCCGAGCCGTTCAATCAGTGTATCACGGATTATCCGCACATCAGCCTGTTGGGTTGCCAAATAATACCTCATGGAATTAAGCAGACTCTCCAACGCCTGTGCGGTTGATTCAGTTACAGACTGAATACCTTGCTGCAAAGCAGAGATATTTGAACTGCCAGTAGGCTTGACGTTGAGAACATCCATCAAGTTCTTTGCATACTCATTGAATAATGCAAGGTTCTTGTCTTTCAGTTCCTTGATACCTTCGAGTTCTTTCTTGGTAACGTCAAGACCATTGTTTCCACCTTCGCTGCCCTCAGATACCGCTTTATCGAATGCTTCAAGGATAGGCTGAATGTATTTTGAAGTAGCTCTATTCATTAACTGCTTGGTGAGCATTGTATTGAAATACTCGTCAAACTTATTATTGAGTGCTTCGAGTGCATCACTACCTTCATTGAAAGCATCTACCCACGCTTCCGAGAAAGCTTCAGCAGCAGATTTATAGTTAGATTGAGAACCAAAACCGCCAAGTGCTTCTGTCATAGATTCGCCTAATTCTTGGATGGTTGTGTTCAAATCATCAATCTGTTGTTCCCATTCTTGAATCTTACCTTCATCGGGCTTCTTGCGACCGCGCTCTGCATTAATCATTGCTTGGTACGCCTTCTGCTGCTTTTTAAGGGCATCGACCGATTTTTTGTTATATTCGTAGAGCCTTTGTGTATCAAAGGCATCGTCCATACTCTTTTTAAGCTTTTCGTAAGCGTGTTGCAAGGAATTTACAGCGCGTTCTTGGCGTGCAATTTCCTTATCAATCTTTCCTTCGTTGCTAAAGAGTTTAGCTACGCCTGTAAGCGCGCCCATTGCGCCCGATACGACACCTGCATAGTTTCCGCTATAGTACGAACCGATTGCTTGACCGATATTGTCAACGACACTAAGAGTGTTTTCGAGTTGTTCATCTGAACCGCCCAAAACATCAAACAATCCATTGAATGCTGTTGCCATAGATGAAACAATAGAGGTAATATCTGTTACGGACTTGCTAAACTTATTCTTAGCATTGTCGGTCTCGCCTTGAACATTGTTAAGTGTATCAAGAGTGCCTTTTGTCTCACTGTGCTGCTTCTTCATATTGTCGAGTAGGTTCTTCGACAAATCAAGATTGGTTTTCAACGTCATGGTCTTCTCATCGTCCAATCCGTTAAGCAACATAGACTTGTTGTATTCAGCATCCAAGTTGGCGATAATCTTACCTTGATTCTCTATATTCTTTTCTTCTTTGTCGTACTTGTCGCTTGTGGAGATTAAAGCATTGTCTCCACCGAGTTTCTTGTATTCCTTAGTGTACTTTACCAACTCCTTCAGTCCACTTGTGAAAGCCTTGAAAGGATTTCTTGAATTTCGAGTTTCCTGCAATTTGCTAATCTGCTCCGTGATAGCCTTGACTTGTGTAGGGTCGAGGTTCTTCATTTCTTCACGCAAGGATTGTAGCCTCTGTATCATATAGTCGAGTACCTTGGTGGATGTATGGTCGAGGTTCTCGAAAATCTTAACATACATATCAGAGCCTTGGAAATTCTTCCAAGTGTTCTCGCCAGTCTTTTTCTTGTATTGGGCAGTCAAATTCTCCTGCAACTGCTTTTGTAACTCAGGATTCTTGGCAATATTCGCATTGTTTTGGATTTTCTGCTTTTCCTCAATGTACCACTTATCCAATTGCAACTTGTCGGAAAGCTGCTGCTTGTATGCCTTGATTAACTCCTGTGTTTGCTCTACTTGGTCTTGATAAACCTGCTTGTCGAGCTTTTGTACTCGGTCAAGATACTGCTTGTAGATGTCACTGTCGCCAAATCGCTCCTTGAGGACATTCGCCGTGTTGCTAATATCCTTGTTGTACTGATTGACGATATTCTCACTCCATTTGTTGATGTCGCCACCGTATTTGCTCTCGTAATCTTTGAAGATATACTTGTTAAACTCGTCGTCAATACTTTCGCGGACGCTCTCAAATGATGTGGTAATATCGCCGAACATGTTTTTGATGAGCGTGTCTGACAATCCCTCATCTTTGAGTTTTTTGTATAGCTGCAACTGCGAGAACGCGTCTTCGATATTGCGAGAAATATCATCTTTAAGCTTGTCGTACTCCGTTTTAGATATGTTCAAGTCGATGTCTGCTGCAATACGGAGTGCATTGCCACGCTTACCCACATCCTTGTACTGATTGCCGATTTCTCGAATACGCTTGGCAATAGATTTGTCGTCGGGGAGAATATCGTTGGCGTTCCATCCAACATTTTGTGCTGCCTCCTTGAAGTACTTGCGTGTGTCTGTTAAAGCTCGCTCTTTGCTTTCAATCTTGATAAGCTCGTTGTACTTGGCGTTCATGTCTTTCAGGAGTGATATGCGCTCCTGAAGAATGTCACGTTGAGCTTTGGAATTACTCTTTTTTGCAAACGGGTCTTTGCCTCCAAGGAGTCCATTCCAATACAGTGCAGCTTGCTTTTGTTTTTCGGCATATTTTAACGCAAGTTCTTTAGTAAATACAGTGTGACTATCAACGTACTGTTTTCCCCATCTCTCTGCGTTGCCAATATCGAGATAAGCACCAGTGAAGAAATTTTTGGGCGAACGTTTGATGTTGTCTATCGTTTCTTGCCAGTCTTTAGCCGACTTCTGATAGTCATTAATAGTGTCGTTAAGGTTCTTCGGGTCTTTTACCTCAACACTTATCTTAATTTTGTTTTTGTCGGCATACTCCTGCAAATCCTCTATAATGGTCTTAATGGCAGGCTCTGTATCAGAATCGTCAACCTCTACGGGGAACTTAATGCCGTATTTTTTTGCGGCAATTTCATACAGCAAACGCTTCTGTGTATCAGACAAACTGTTTTCTGCGGCATATTGGTCTATTTCTACTTTGAGTTTTATAGGGTCTTTTTGGTATCTCTTCTTGAACTCTTCTATGCCGCCTTTCCCAACAAAAACATCCTTAAAGTTCTCTTCTGTTTGTTTTATTGCAGAACTTAAATCATCGAAGCCGTCCGACACGCCCTTCATGTATCCCTGTCCTTTGACAAGCCAATCGGGTAAGACCATGCTATTGCGAGAATAATAATCTTCCAGGCCTTTCCACGCATCGTGCATACGTTTGAGATAATCAATATCGGCTTCACCATCAATACGTCCATTGCGCAAAGTGTCAAAATACTTCTGTGTTTGTATGTTCGCGTCTTTATAGCCGATATTGGCTAAAGCCATCGCTTTCTCTATCTTGTTGGTTTGAGAGATAATGTCTATAGCAGCCGTTTTGTATTCGTCCAAACCCTCTTTGATGCCGGATACTCCCCACCACCAACCGCTCTTGTCGCTTTGGGCAGCACGCTCCTTTATGGCTTCAAGTTCAAAGACGAAATCCCTATATCTCTTTTTAAGAGTCTCAAATTCTTTATCAAGCTGTGTTTCATTAAGCTCTGTAACATTAATCTTAATCTCCAAGCCATCTCTGTTCGCTTGTTCGATAAGTTTGTTTAGAGCTTTGCGTTTTTCTTCTATGGCTTTGCTGTCATCAACATTGTTCTGTGTTCTATATATAACATTAGAAAAGTCTTTGTATTTGGCAGAGAGTTCGGAGATTTTTCCTAATGCGTCAATGGTGCTTTCACGTGCCTTTCTTATGGTTCCGTCAAACTGCTGCAACGCATTTCTATAGTTCATTATAGTTTGAAGAATAGCATAGAAAGCAAAACCTCCCAAAGCAGCCTTTAAGGAACCTCCTATAGCAGAAATTGCGGTTTTCATCTTGCCAAAAGCAGTAGGCATAGATTCGATAAGGTTTAAAAAGGCTCGCCATCTGCCCACCATTGCGGCATTAAGAATAAAAGCTTTGCCTAAGTTAGACTGCATAAACATAGAATTAACCTTTATGGCAACAACAATGGAAAGCAAGGCTTTTGCAACATTTGCTATAGCCTCCCAATGATTTAGTAAGTTTGTGGCGAACTGAATAGAGCCTTTGAAAAAGCCCTCGTTTGACTTGCCGATGTCGTTAAGCATTACGTCGAAAGCATCTTTCAGGTTTGAAATCTTACCTTGAAGAGTTTCTGCCTGTATCTCCTGCATATTGTAGAATATTCCACCCTTATCGGTCATACGTTTGAATATTGCCTCAACGTCCTCAAATGTGACCTTACGCTTGGAAATCATATCCACAATCTGCGCTGTTGTATATGCTTCACCTTTAACCTCTTTGAAGTAAGACTGTAGCTCTCCGTACATGTTTACGCCTGCCTCCGTAAACTGACGCACCTCTGAACCACGGAGATACGCAGCCGCTTTTACCTGTCCGTAAGCAAGGATAAGTCTACCCATATCAACACCAAGACCTGCTGAAACATCGGCAAGTCGCTTGGTGGTATCATAAAGTTTGTCAGATTCAATTCGATAAGCAGAAAGCTGTCGTGTATAATCAACCAAATCCTTAATACGGAAAGGAGATTTAACGGCAAGTTCTACCGTTTTGTTGAATATCTCATCCGCTTTCGGCTTGTTCTGCAAGATTGCTTCAAGCGAACGCTGCGACAACTCGAACTGACCTCGCACCGCGGCTATCTGCTCTACAAAACCTTGCACGGTATTAATAGAGAACGCAAACGTCATGCGCTGTGCCCAACGAGAAATATAGCCCGACATATATGATGTCTGTTCGGCGAGATTGCGCGAGCTTACGCCTGCTTCTTTGAGGTTTTGAGTGTGCCGAGCGATTGCTGCGTTCAGCGTCTCAAGTTTCTGCTTATAGTCCGCATCCGTCTGTGACAGCTTCATACGGGCTTCTTTCAGATACTCAATCGCACGCGCCTGTCGGTTAAGCGTGTTAGCCGCTGCGGAGAAATCAAGCGCACCTTTGTACGATGTGTTCTGTTTGTGGTTCTTTTCTTGGTATCCTTTACTTCTGTCAGAGTAAGCTTTTCTTTGCTTGGCGTTAAATGAAGCTTCCGCACTCGACATTTTATCAAGAGCTTTCTGAAACGCAATAACGCGTTCCTCGCACATCTGCTGTTGGTATTTCAGCTCGTCCTGGAGTGTTTTCTTGCGCTTGATTAGGGAGTCTTGGTCTGCCTTGGTAAGGTTATAGTTTGTATCTTTCAATATGCTATCAATCGCGCCAATCTCTTTTTTGAGTTCAGCGATATTCATGCCACTTGCACCCTTGGTTGCCTCCTGTAATCTCCGAAACGCAAATACTGCCTGCATGATACTACTTGTGCCTGCACCTTTCATGTTTGAAAGTTGTGCAACCATCTGCTGTATATTCTGCGAAGCCTGCGTGATATTGCCGCTCATACTGCCTGCGCTTGCTCCAATGTTGCTCAGACTGCTACTTGCGCTTGTTGCCGAGGTGTTTATTGTATTGAGTTTTGCTATTACCTTGTCTAATGCGTCAAGAAACGGTTGTGTACCCACCGCCATGTTCTTAAAGGACTTAGTAACTCCGGCTGCGGTGTTTTTCGCGGTACTCTGTATGTCTTTCAGTTTCTGGTCTGCCTCCTTTATGGCATCAAGAGCGCTTTTCGGTATTGATAGCGCTGCGCCTAAAGCTGAATTGCCCATAATTAATTCGTAGTTTTAGAGTTTATAAAATAGGTATTCCGAGGTCGTTGAGATTTTTTAGGTCTTCCACTCCGTTGATTACCTTTGCGTTTTTCAGGCTTCCGTTCTGCTTCTCATTGTCGGATAGGTATTCGATATGTGTGAAGTCCATTGATGCAAGTCGGACTTGTGGAACGGTCATTTGCCATTTATATTCTTCCTGCGAGCACCATGTGTTGGCACGTAAGAAATCTATCATCTGCCCATACTCCGTTCTTGCAGGCACAATTCTGCTGCTTGTGTCTTTCTCGTCAGAGCCTGGTTGCGAACGGTCTGAATCACATTGGTACTCGCGAAGAAAAAATCCACATCAAGAAGATTTAGAATCTCAACGAGTAGTGTCGCCCAGTCCTTGATGTCGTAATCTCCCCATAGGAGCTGGTCGTAGACTTGTTGGTGTTCGTCAGAGTTAATGCGGTCTTTGTCGTTCAGTAGCGCGAGCGTGATAACTTTTGCCACGGAAGGCAAATTGACGGCAAACTCCTTAATGACATCACCCATAGACAGATTTTCGCCTTTTACTATCTTGCAGGCTTCTTCCGCAATCATCCACTGGGTGCCAGGCTTTAGGGCTTTAATCTCCCATTCGGTGCCTTGTAGCCTTACAATGGTCGGCGTGTCATTCATAATCTGCGCAAGGCGTTCCATTGCTGCATCGGACAAGGGTGTACTGGGGGTTACTCTTTTTGCATCCTCTTCGGCCTGTTTCCTCGCTTTTGTCGGGTCTTTTTTTATACTGTGAACCTTTCCCATGTTGTTCTTGCTTTTACTTTCTGATTACTTTGACAACTCCATTATATTTTGCCGCTAAAGCTCGCAACTTCTGAACGGACATAGATATTACTCTATACGACCTCTTGAGATTACCGCTTCCATCTTCCAGCACTTTGGCGTATGGCATAGCTGCCACTATAGCTAAGTCTATCCCGCCACTTGGCTTGTAGTCCTTCTTGAGATAGTCGCTTATTGCATCACGACCTTTTATATTTTCTCCATACCAATTCTTGCCTTCAGTTGCTTTTGGTGTTGCAGAGAGGAAGCCGGATTTGGTTAGCTTTCCGTTGAGATATATACCATATCCGTAAGAGTCGTACAGATTGTATGAACGATGTGTGTATGTGATTTCTTGAATACACTCGTTCATTACACTTTCCGCATCTTTCTCCAATTCTAAAAGAATTGCGTTGATGGCTTGTTTGTACAATGAGTCTGCCATAAGTCTTTAAACTAAAAATGGAGCGAACGGCACTAAAGCCGCCGCCCCATGAAGATATAATCGAGAGTTATAAAGAATCTACTTACGCGCCTGTCGGCATGGTGTAGTTCTCGTCAAGATAGTACGGTGTCTTGATTGTCTTCTGAGTGCCGCTCGCGCCAATCTTGAGCGCCGCAAGCTGTGCCGTACCAGCAAGAGCAATCTTGCCGATGCTTGTATTAAGCGACCCCATAGTTACCTTCGAGTTGAGCTGTACCTTCGGTACAACAACCGCCTTGGTGCCGAACACGACATCGACCTTTGCGTACTTTGTCTTGTATGCGGCAGGGGCGTACGCCTTTTTGGTTGTTTCGTCGTAGGTGAAGTCGCACAAAGCAACCAAAAGGTCTTTCTGTGTGTCCGCAACCTCTGCTGCAAGCTGATACTTGCCGCTTGTTACGACTGAAAGAATCGGCGTGTCGGAAGTCTCTCGTTCAATGTCGCTTGTACTGTTGTCGTCCTGTGCGATACTCGTAGTATCACGGATAACATCATCAAGAACGTAAGAATCGCCCTTTGGAGTATCGTCCTGCTCCTCACCGGTAAACAGGGTTACAACGATTGCGTCAGGCTTAACAAGCTTCAGTGCGCCTGCGCCGGTATTTGTTACTTTAGCCATATTCTTGTGTTTTTAAACGTTAATCTGATTTTTTGTGTTGAAATTATTTTACTGTAACCGAAACGGAGATCATATCGAAATGAAACTGGCGGTTTGTGTCATAGCCACTGTCGCGGTAAAGCTCCTGAATAACATAATCCTCGCTGTTGGCCTCGTCGATAATCATATCCAGGACACCCTCCATTTTGTCGAGGGTTTTTACGTTTTTTCGGCGCAACGCGCCTTTCGGTCTTGCATACAGGTAGATATTGGCGTAACCGAGCGAGTAGCCGCCGTAGTCGCGCTGCTGTCCGATGTCAACATTTACAAAGTCTTCCCACTCCTTGTTTGTGGTAGGTGGCAATTCTCCGATGAAGATATTGTCGGACAAACCCTTATTAGAAAGGAGCATCGAAAAGAAGTTTTCAATGCGAGACAGCCTTCTTTGTGTTTTTTGCGCCATAATCTATTTGTTAAATGTCAGTTCCTTTTATGTAAGCTACGCACCCATGAAGCTTTGTCGGTTCGATACCTATAACCATTCCGTCAACCTCAAGTCCGCAAATATCGCCCCGAAAGCGTATGCCAATCTTCAGACCTTTAGGGAGCTTCTCTTCGCCGCTTTCGTTTGTCGGCATTGGGAAATAGATATTATAACCCATAGAGACGACACCTGAATTAAACAACTTGTCCGTTTTCTGTATGTCGCACTTTGTCTTGTGAATGATAACTTCCTTGTCGTTGTCCTCCGCAAGCAGGTTGCCGTCAGAAGGAATTACGTGTTCTCTTAGGTAGAACACGCCATCGTATTCGTATTCTACCATCCGGCTTCTATCGGTGTACATAGCTTAGTCCGTTTCTGAAACCCATTTTATCTCCCCACCGGAAGCATTGAGCGCTTCAAGCTTGGTGTCTTCGGAGTACTTTGTATATAGTCTGCGAAGCTCCGCCTTGATAGTCTCTAATGCTTGCGATGTAATGGTCTGTGCTCCCACCGTCAGAGTGTAAGAACCATGCTGACTTGTGGAAGATGCCGTTTGATACGGCCCGAACACGATGGTTTCGAGTAACGCCGCCTTGCATCTGTCACGATCCTCCTCTGAAAGGTCTGCATAGGTTTCAACGTGACAAACTCCGCACTCAAAAGCTACGCGGTTAAGAACGGCCTTGTCAAAGACAAAACTTGTCAAACCGCTTAGGTATTCGATTATATCAAACTTCAATACTGCCATTTTTAAGAGAAGTGGATTTGATTATTGTAATGCCATGATAACTACTCGCCTGCGTTGGCAGTGTTGATAATTACATGGTTTGTGAAAGAGAGAAGTGCCGGTGTTGCAGACATCATCACGTCGGTATGCCACTCCTGCAAGCGGCCATTATCGGTGGTGGTGTTCATTGCTGTAACCAGTCCGTTGAGCATAGTTGCGAAAGTTGTGTCGATACTCTTCGCGCCATACTTGGTGTACATTTCACGCTCAAGAACATTGGCGTACTTGAACTCGAACATATCGCCTGCTGGTCGGAGAACCGCGATATTGTCTGCCCATCCCTGCACCATAGTGTCGGTTGTGCGCGTCTTGTTGCGCTCCTTCTCGGTGACAATCCCGATCGGTGAAACACCTTGAATGTCAGTGAACGACTGCAAGAACTGCTCGTTGGTGATAGGCATACCATCGACGTAGGCGATATAGTTTGCCTTGCACCAAGAGGCGTAAAGGTCGCGAACCTCCTGATTCTGCAAGAAGGTATTGACGTACATATTCTTTGTCATTCTCCATGTGAGAGCTCCAGAGTAGCCGCCTCGCTTGTCGCGGTAGTTATCCTCAATCTTGCGCATCTGTGTAAGAATCTTGCATGTAGGGTCAGTCCAAGCCTTTGCGCCAGCCTTAACGAAATTCTCAGCTGGAATACGTGCATCGTGAAGCTTTGCGTAGATACCTGCGCCCAAGCCCTTGTAGTCAGCCTTGCCCTTGGTGGCCAACTGAGCTCCAATCTGATTAAGGGTAGACTTAGCCGAGTTCAAGCCGCGGAGAAGTACCTTTTCTACCCAGTTGGCAATAATTCTGTCCGTATTGCCGAGCTGTGCATATATACGCTCCTTATAGGCACGCTGTGCTGCTGTCTCAGTCCAGCCACGAGCGATAAAGTCAGGAATAGAAGCCACATACTCCTCTGCGCCCTCTGCGTCCATCTGGTGACTCTCGCCAAGTGGGGCGCGAAGGTCCATAAGTGGAGCTGCCTCCAACTTGCTCGATTCAATGCGGAATGTAGCAGAGCCGTCATCTGCGGTCGGTGTCGGAGCGTCTGCGATATGACCCTGAGACAAGGCCCAGCCCAAATCATTGAGGACAGGCGTATTATCTACGAGCGACTGGAACAGCTCGCTACCATTGTCGCGCGAACGAAACAGAGCGGCCCAATCGGAGTTATTGAAATCAAATCTCATAGTTGCTAATAGTTTTGTGTGTTAAACATGATATTTATTAGAGGTTAAACCAAGTCTTGACGCGACTCTTGTTGAGGGCGAGAACGGCAGGTGGTAGCTTGCCGACAGCCAAAAGGTCGATAATGGTGTCCTGCTGCGCTAACGCCGGAGCAAACATGTATCTCGCGCCATCGTAATCGTCGTCAGATGTGCTCGGATCATACAGGAAGTCCATATCCTTGTCTGCATAGGAGTTGGGGTTTGTTACCATTGGAAGCACGCTCGCTCCCGCTCCTGCTGCTTCGACAAGAATATCGCCCTTCTTAATCGCTGCGCCGAGAGCCTCCGAGAGCGTAAGAACCCATACATCCACACCAGCCTCCGTTGACTTCTCTACGCGTGTGACCGAAACCGCCTTAGCCTTGGTCGTAAAGTCTTTCTGACCAATCATAATGTTGTCACCGGCAAACGGAATATGGCGATAGCCGTCACGAACGATCTTGATGGTTACGTCGGTGCTTGTAGCTTCTTTTGCTGCCTCGTAGAACTTCAGGATTTTCACCTCTGCGCCGTGGGTATCGTCGAGGTTTGGCGTGTACTCGCAGAAATCACCTGCGTAGATTTTCGCACGACCAGGGAACGGGTTTTTTACGATGCCACCCGAGGTTGGATAGCTAAGCGCGCCCTTGTTGCTATTGACAATTTTCACGAAGACGTTTCTATAGCCGCCAATATTGCCGTGCGCCTGTACGAGGGTGCGCCCCATGAATACCGCACCGCCGTTAGCCTGTCTTGAAAAAAAGTTATCCATAAAACTTACCTTAAAAAATTAATAAATTACAACACTACTTCTGAGGAGTAATCCCACCGAGTGCCTTGTTTACACCTTTCCATCTCTCTGCGCTGATGTCGCTGTTGTTATTGCTGCCGCTATTATCAGGTGTACGGCGACCTCCGTTGTTTGCATGAGAGAGGTTGTAGAAGTCGAGCGCATCGGCTGTTTCTGCCTCAATGTCTGTGTCCTTGGAGATTGACAGTTTCTTCAAGTAGACATCAATCCACTTGTTGTCACTAATTCCTTTCTCCTTGAACTTTTCAAGAAGTTCACCGCGTTTCGCAGATACTAATCTTGCAGCCTCCGCTTCCGCCTCCCTTCTTTCCAAGGCTTCAAGTCGCTCAAGCAGCTTCTTTTCTACCTCAGAAGAACCATTGTCGTCGGGATTAGGAGTTTTACCCGGCTTTGGCTTTGGCTCAGGATGCTCTTCCTTCCACTTTTTGATAAAGTCCGCGTTGTCCTTTTCGTAGTTTCCGTTAAGGGAAACGTACTGTGGAAGAATTTTGCTAACCAAATCGTCAACCTCTGTTTCTTCGCTAACCAAAAGGTCGTAGTGGGAGTCACTCAAACTCTTGATTGTCTTCTCGCTGATGGAAAGGTGTTTCCCGTTTGCAGTGAGTTTCGCTTTTAGGGCATCTAAAAGCTGTTCTTTTGTAAACTTCATGTGCTTTGTGTTTTATTGTTTGAAACAAAATTAGCTTTATATTACATGAAGCACAAATAATTACAAATGTGTATTTGATACGTGTCAAATAAGGCTTACTAAAATGCTGTATCTAAGCGAATTAAAGTATTACTTTTGTGGTATGAGGGGCGAGGATAAGGATATTATAATAAAACCGCAAGAAGGCTTTCAGGAGTCTTTTGTGACCGCAAACGTAGATGTTTGTTTCGGCGGTGGAATTTTGGCAGCCGGAAAGTCGTTTGCCCTCGTTCTCGCTATGGCGGAACCTTTAATGACAGACCCCGACTTCCGCGCGATGATTTCGCGTCGTAGTCTTGGTAATCAGAAGGCAGGAGGTGGCTTCGTAGAGAAGTTTAAGCAGATATTCGGCGCAGACTATATAAAGGTAAAGGAAAGTGACAGCCCTCGCATTTCGTTTCCAAACGGCACCTTCTGTGACCTTACCTATCTTGACGACTCAAACATGGATAAACTCCGAGAGCGTGCAAAAGGTTGGGAGTATGATATGATTGCGATCGACGAGCTTACAGAGATGTCGTGGGAGGCCTTCTCGTACGTGATAACACGAAACCGAGGACAAAGCAAAACTTTCACAGGTAAGTTCTTTGCCACCATGAACCCGAAAAGAAGCCACTGGATAAGAACATTCATAGACTGGTATATCGGGATTGACGGCAAGATAAATCCTGAAAGAGACGGCAAGGTTAGGTATTTCTACGTCAATGGGGCATCTGTAAAAGATGTGGTATGGGGAGACTCTAAAAAAGAGGTGTACCTAAAATGCAAGATAGATATAGACCGGAAACTGGCTGCTATTGGTGGCAATTTTAGTTACAAGGATATTATCAAGAGCTTTGTATTTTATCAAGGTAGACTTAGTGAGAATAAGGGTTTGCTTGATGGAAACGCCGGTTACATCGGCTCTATTGCGGCGAGTGGCGGCAAGATGGCACAGGCTCTTGTTGAAGGAAACTGGAATGTAGACCCCGAGGAAGAAGAGGATTTGCCGATTAGCGGCATCAATGCACGCAGGGTTTTTACTAACGACCCTGCCTTAACGGGAGAAAAGTGGATAACGATTGACCTTGCAGACTATGGTACGGACAATATGCTTATGATAGCGTGGAATGGTTTTCATATAGTCGATATAGAGATACATCCACACTCAACTCCGAGACAGAACGCCGAGTTTGCTCGTCAGTTTGCCATAAAACACGGTATCGCCGAGAGTCACATCATATATGACGCAACGGCAGGTAGGTACTTTAACGACTATATACCCGATGCTAACCCGTATATGAGCAGCGCAAAGCCGATAGGTATATACTACCCCACCGCCATGACACTTAAAGACCTATGTTACCTCAGACTTTGCAGGATGATTAACGCCGGCGAGTTGACGATGGAAGATGCGGTTGCGGAAAAGACTTATACACACCAAAACCTCAAATACAAGGTAACTATACAAAATGAGTTTTTGGAGGAGTGCGCCGTAGTTAGGTTTGAGAAAATGCCGAACGGCAAGCGTAAGTTGATGAGCAAGAAAGAGATGAACCGTAACCTTGGAAAAGGTCGATCAATGGACTTGCTTGACCCGTGTGCTATGAGATTTCTGCCCTGTGTAAACTACGAGTACGGCAGGGAGATACAAGAAAGCCTTGCACTTGTGGCTGTGGCAACGGCAGAATACAAGGAAGAGCGTCATAAGAACCCGTTCGCGCAAAGCATATATGATGAAACGTTGTGGGGATAAATGATAAGATATGATTAAAACAGACGATATAAAAATAATACTTGACTCCGTGCGAGGAGAGTGGTCTAAGGTGACAGCAGAAGATGTCGCCTTTGCTGCACTTTGCGATACGTTCGAGGACAAGAATTTTGCATACCGCATTGCTTACGGCAAGAAGGGTGACGGAGATGCTCTTTACGAAACACCGCGCTTTAAGAAGATGCTTGTAGCCTTAGAGCCGTTCGGCGTAGGAGTAGTAAACGTTGCAGCTATAACTAAAGAACAAAACAAAAACGACCTTATAAAGTTGTTGGAGCGAGTTCAGATGCTTGGCGAAAGCAAGGCGATAGATATAAAAGACGCATTAAAAATGGAAGGCGACCTTCGTGTGAAACTTAACGATAAGTTTGAAATGGAGGAGACGCAGAAGCAGAAGCGTATAATCATCGTACCGAGTAAACATGATATTGTTTGCCCACACACAAACAGAGAATGTAACTTTTGGCCATCCAAGACGGCGTGCATGAAACATTACCAACTTAAAGAAGTAAAAGAAAATGAGCAGACGTAGAGAAGATATAATTTCAGATTTCCTGACGCATCCCGAAAAGATGTTGTTCAAGAAGCCGTTTTTACGCGGTTGCGACACACCTTCGGTAAATGATAGTCGTGACGGAAAGGCCGTATGCACGAACAGCCGCATGGAGGCAAAATTACCAAACGTTAAAATGACGGTTGTAAGCCAGGAGCGATTTGTTAAAGAACTCGATCCTAACTGTCACAGTGTAATCTTCGACGAGAATCTGCCAAGCATCTGCGTTAAGCAACAGGGCAAGAATGGTGGATATGTTGAAATTGATTTTAAAAAATTCGGCATCGCACTACAGGCGCGAATAGTGGAGAAATGCGCCCTTTCTCTTTGTGGCAACAAACGTGTCTTTGTGCTTCACGATAGTAACCCGAGTGAAACCCTGAAAAAGAATTTCGCGGATTTGAAGTGGCATTGGGAGAATAGCAACCAGGACGGTGCAGAGATGCTCGCTGTTGCGACACAGTTAAGTTATGGCGATACTGGTCTGCTGACATATATGAACGAAAATAACGAGGTTAGAAGTCGATTGTTTTCTTATGTGGATGGTTATCAAATAATCACACATAAAGACGACAACGGAGAACCTCTGCTTGATTGTGTCTATTATCAGACAGAAGACGGCTCAAGACATATTGACGCTTACGATAATACATCTCACTACCACTTTACCGATGAGGTTGTTGAGGATGTGACAGCAGGAAACGGCTCCGGCACAACAGAAACAGGCGAGTGGCGCATGGCGTATTCAGAGAAACATGGCTTCTCTGAAAGTCCGCTAACCACAAAGCGCGGTGATGTAGCGTGGAATAAGGTGCAGGATTTGATTGAACTTTTCGAGATAATCTTCAACCTGTTTGCAGTAATACAAAAACGTCATGGTTGGGGTATTCTCTACATCAAAGGACGTTTTAACGAAACAGCGAAGAAAATTGCAGGCTCAATAATCCTCAATGATACTACGCTTGACGGCAAGGGTTCTGCGGAGTTTAAGACACCTCCTTCTCCTCAAGGCATGATTGAGTTTATGCAAACAATTCTTGACCAGATACAGATTGGCTGTGGCGTGACATTTATTCTTCCAAAAGATGTAAAGTCAAGTGGAGATATTAGCGGACTCGCGATTCAGATGACGCGATCATTGGATATAGAGCGCACGGCAAACGCTGTTATCGAGTGGCAGAACTTTGTAAGCAAACACGTCCGTCTGTTTAAGGAGGGTCTTGCAAAACAGCTTGTGGCGAACGGCGAGAATCCAAATGCTATTACTGAATTTGCAAAAATGAAAGTAAGTGCATCGTTTAAGCCTTGGCAGCCATTTGACGAAGCGGCATGGAATCAGATGCTTTGTACGCTAAAGGGTGCAGGATTAATTTCAACTAAGACCGGCATCGAGAAGAACACGGTATCAACACCCGACGAAGAAATACGACTTGATAATGAGAACGAACCGGCAAACGGAAGCGTAGGGGAATAACACGAAAATAAACATATAATAAGATGAAAGCGGAAGCATTATACATAAAGATAGACAAGACGGCGAAAGACGGAGTTATGGAGACACATCTGTTTCCGTCTGACGCAGATTTTGCCTGTATCAAGAGCTACACAAACAGCCGTAATCGCGAAGGTGGAGCTCCGTCTATTTCTGCGTCATTCTATTTCTCGCGCCCTCTCGATAAAGAGTGGTCTCGCGAAGAGTATGTGGAGTTTGACGGCGAGAGATATTATGCAACATCTATTCCGTCTTCAATCAAAGATAGCACATCGGGATTATACAAACACGAGGCTTCTTTTATTTCCAAAAGAGAGGTCTTAGATAACACTTTGTTTTTTGATGTCGTATCGCAGGACCCTAACGACACGAACGGAGGAGACAAGTACCGTTCCAATCAAACTAAATTCTCGTTTGGTGGCGACATTGGCGAGTTTGTTAGTCGCATAAACAACAGTATGGCTTACTGTGGACTTTATGACAAAAACGGAGTTGATGGCTATTGCATTGTAGTAGACGAAGGTTATGGTACGGATGAAATAAAAGAATTATCCTTTGAGTCGCAGTATTTATCAGCTGTTATTCAGCTTATAAAAACAACATTTGAGCTTGATTATTACTGGGTTGGCAAGGTGTGCCACGTGGGCAGCGTGCAGCATGATTTAAGTACAAGCGGAAATTATGGAAGTCAGTACGTTCTGCAATACGGCAGCGACGCAGCTTTAATGTCTATACAGCGCAACAACACTAACAACAAGGCAATAGATGTGATTACAGGGTGCGGTTCGTCTGACAATATACCGTATTACTATCCGAATACCGATGAGTATGGAAAAGCCGTATTCAATGTGGAAAATATCGACAATGACAAGGTGTCCGTTGTGTTATCGAAATATTGGGGAGTTGTTGGCACTGGAGACAAGAAGAAACTTACATTGTACAAAGGCAAAGAAGACGGTGTATATAAAGGTGAAATTCTTACATCAGGACTCTCGTACACAGGAGGATATTCGTCCACTATTGGGAGCGACAAGTGTTCTATTACTACCCACTACCAAGTGAGAATACTCGCCAAAAAAGGAATGGTTATTGACCTAACCAGTGTTGGAGTTGGGTTCGCTTATAACGATTGGGCCAACGAATATCACAAAGGGCTTGTTTACGATTCCAAGGAGGTTGTCCGTGATATTTATCTACGAGATAACGTAAACACAAATAGCGAAGATAAAAGTATCTCTAAAGGGCAGACAGTCGGAACAACTTGTATACACGAGTTTAAAGAAGACGGCGATTATACGCTACATTTGGATTTTTTGTACTCTTACAAAAGCAAAAGCTGGAAAGACTCGCAGGGTGTGTATCACCAAGCAGACAGGTCGTATTTCGATATGTCCGCGCTTGGCTCTGTAAAGTTTTCATACGCCCCCAAATCCGAATATATATGGGTTTACGACGGGGATAAAAGTGCATCTTATGACAAATGCGGAATAGAGATAGAAGGTTTGTCAAGCGCCGCCGCAATATCGTTTGAATACAACTTTACTAAGGACGAAAAGGGGAATTACACCTTTGCTAAAATAACAAGAAACGATACGACAAAGGCAGTGTCCGTCATGGTAACAGGTCGTACATGGATATATCCGTCCGCGAACCTCATGCCGTCTATTTACAGAAAAAGCGGAGGAGCGGAGCGCTTTTACTATGCGACCAACTCCCCAAGCGACGACCAGAAAGAGATTTACACAATACCTGGCACTGATAGTCTGTATCATTTCAACAACCCATACAAGGACAAAAATCCACATCAAGGGTATGTAACATTTGACGATATTAAGCCGACCATTAAAGGAATACGCAACGACTTAATTCAGACGGATGGCCTCGGTCAGCTTTTCGGAGAAATCGCAGATGTGGCATTTGATAAGGCTGATAGCGACGCGAAAGACGAGAATAGTAACCTCCTGCATCCGTATTTCTACATCAAGCTCCATAAGTTTAGCGGTGAGTTCGGCTTTGACTTGTTCAAACACGCTCTTGAAAGCGAAACCGGAAAGATAGAAATGATTGAGTGTCATGGATGCCCTGCGTGCTCTTTCCCGATAATGTGCTACTGGGATAAGGCAAACAATATCTGCTACAATCCAGTGAGCGTCGATAAAAACGGCAACCTAAAAGCCGTTAGAGAAGATTTTCAGGACTACATAATGCAGGAAAGTGACATTAAGTCCGACACGCTTAATCAAAATTCTCAAACGAAAGAAATATGGATTGCGGTCCAAAAGGAGACCTCTACGCTCGGAGTTGTCATGCCTAATGCGTCGGCTGGCTTCAAACCAAAGCAGGGTGACAAGTTTGTTATAACCGGTATAAAAGCGCCGTCAGTGTTGATAACGGCAGCAGAAAGACGACTCGACGAGGCCCTTATTAAACACATGAGCGAGAACAACGAAGATAAGTTCAGTTATTCCGTTAAATTCTCGCGTATATTCCTGCAGGAGAATCCCGACTTTGCCGCGATGCTCAACGAGAACACAAAGCTCACAATAAAATACAACAACGAGCTTGTAGATGCTTTTGTAAGCAACTATCAGGTAAAGATTGATGATAATGCCCTTGTAAGCGCGGAGGTAGAACTCGTTAATTCCCTCGAAGCAGGGCAAAGCGACATCAAGCAGATAATTCAGTCTGTAGAAGGAGAAGTCGTGAGGGGGCTGGGCAATATTTCAACCGGTGGTAATAGTTTTAATGCGTCTGTTGCAGATAAAATGTACCTCTCTAAGGTAAAAAGAGATACAGCACAAGAACTTATAAACTTTGAAAAAGGACTGACGTTCGGCGATGGCACACATCGGGTAACTCCTGAAGGTGTGGCGATATTTAAAGAACTCGTCTCTCAAATCTTTAAGTCTGGCGCAAACGGCTCTGGCTTTAAACTTGGCGATTACAACGGAGGTGGTGATAGCTACCTGGAGGTAGACCGTCTGCTTGTGCGCAAGGCAGCGGAGTTCGTGAAGCTCGTAATTAGAGAGCTGCAAAGTGTCGGCGGCGAGGTAGTCCTGTCGCCTGCGTCGATGAAGATCAGTAAGGTGGACTTCTTGAAAAAGGGCACGTTGCTACCCGAATACGGACCGACGCCCTTGCGATACGATGTCTACCGTTGTTCGTTTTTAACGAAGCGAGGCGACGAGGAGATAACAAACCCGTTTGCTGTCAACGACCTTGTGCGCTGCCAGACGTTCAACATAAAGGAGGGCACGACGGCGAACGCAAAGAACAAATATTATTGGCGCAGAGTGATGCTGATTGGTACGGACTACATCGACATCCTCGCCTTGTCGGGAGGTAACTACGGCGACTCACAGCCCGAAGTAGGCGATGAGCTTGTTCAGATGGGCAATACAACCGATGTGGCGCGTCAGTCGGTGCTCTACCTCTCGGCTTACGGCTCTGATTCTCCGTCAATCAAGCTGTACAAGGGCGTGAACGACTATACGCTCGACGGCAAGGAGATATTCGTGGTGTCACGCGACGAGATTTATGCGCTTGCGTCAATGTTCAAACTCAAAGTGAAGGATGGCGACACAACAAAGGAAACGACGCTTGCAGAGATTGTGGCAAACGTAGACGGACTGACTTCTACAGTGTCTGCGAACAAGCAGGAGCTGGAGAACAGAATTTCGAAGGTTGAGCAGAACGCTGACAAAATCTCTCTACAGGTTGAAACGACCACGAACCTAAAGAACAGCATCGTCGGCTCTGCGCTGCGTCCGTGGGATGAAATCACAAAGATAGCAGCCGCTCACTCGCAAAAGGTGGAGATAACAAGCGGTGGGGGTGTTGGCGGCTCAAACTACGCAACGTTCAGTGCGTCGGGCGCTACAGCGGACACATACACAGGTCTGTACTTTAAGGATGTGCGTGTGTCGGCTGGCAAGACGTACGTATTCAGTGTATGGGCGAAGATTGTCAGTCTTTTTGATAACGGTGCTTACTACTCTATCAAGCGCTTTGACGGCGGTACGGAAGGTGCTGTTGTCAAGTCGGGCAATATCTATCTGAATATAGGTGGCTGGAAGCTCTTTACTGCGACGTTTACCGTGCCCGACGGCTGCACGAAGCTGTTGCTTGAACTTGCCGTGCGCAGAAACGGCGCTATCGACGTGTGCCGCCCGATGATAATGGAGGGCACGGAATACGGAGGCTGGAGCTTATCGCCCTACGACAAGACGGAAGCAGGCAAACTTGAGTCGGGGCTGAAAAAAGCAGGTATCGACCTTGAGGACGACACCATCACGGCGACGGCTAACAAGTTCATGGTCAAGAACAACAGCGGAGAAGTGACGGCGAGCGTGAACGAGAATGGCATGCTTGAGGTTGGCGCAGGCGTATTCTCGGGGCTTATCCGCAAAAAGATGACGGAGATTACCCCTGAAAACCTAAAGGAGTACGTTACAGACGTGCCGGCACTGGCTCTCGGAAATATTCAGATTGACTTCGAGAAGACCGGCTGCTTTGTGAAGTTTACGGGTAACATAAAGGCGATGACTAAGGCTGATGTTGTTATTGTTCCACCTTTCTACATGCCCAACCATACAAACTGGGGCAAACTGAGCACAAAGACGGTTTACGAGGCTATGGCGTATGTCGGACAGACCATTATTGTTGTCAATGATAGCGATACAGAAATGACTACAATCGGATATACGAGTATGGATTTCGACCATGCCAGCAAATATTTTGAAAGAGGCCAAGGCGCGATGATAACCTGCGTTGTCAATAAAGGCCAGAATAGTTGCACTGTGGTATGGAACGGCAGACAGTTACCGTTTTTTAACCCTGCACTTGAAAGCGAGTCCGACCCGACAGGTACTGCTGACGAGCCTATAACCACAACAGAAGAAGAACAACCAAAAGAATAGAATATGAAGAAAATAGTTAGAGGTAATGACTTCACTCTGCGCATACCAATATGCAAAATAGTGAACGGCGAGCAGGTGGCTTTTCCGCTGCCTGCCTGCACGGACATCGTTGTAAATATCGTAAACCAGTATCGGCGTGTGGCTCTGAGCTACGCTATCGACACGACGGAGGACAATATCCTCAATGCGCGCGTCGAGGGCGACGCCGTATCGGTGGGTACATACGCCCTCGAAGTCCGAGGTAAGATTTTCGGCAACGACTGGCGCAGCAAGGAGTACGAGCAGTTCGCCATCGTAGATAACAACGCTTCGGGCGACACAGCGTTCAACGGCGAGCTTATCGAGGGCGAGGACTCGGTGGAGATGAACACGGCGCTTGTTATCCTGCCTCCGACGGCAGAACTGACACAGCTCATAACCGACGCAAACACGGCTATTGAAACGGCTAAGCAGACGGACGCAACGCTCAAGGCTAACGAGAGCGAACGCACGGAGGCTGAACAGCAGCGAGCATCGGCAGAAGTCGCTCGTGTGTCAGCAGAAAACAAGCGCAGCGAGAGTGAGGGTGTTCGCCATGCAGCGGAAGTCGAACGCGTGAGCAACGAAGATGCACGAAAGGCAACAGAGGTGCAGCGCGCCAATGCTGAAGTTGGACGTGTGGAAGCGGAAAGGGTACGTACCGCAAACGAAACCGCCCGTGTAGCAGCTGAAAAGCAGAGAGCAACAACCTTTGCGGAGCTTTCAGTAAACATTGACGCAGCCGTCAGCAAGGCGAACAGTGCAGCAAGTGCAGCAAACACGGCTACCGACAAGGCAAATGCGGAGGAGGGTAAGCGTGCAGAAGCCGAAAATCTGCGTGCCGACGCGGAAGCTACACGCAAGCAGAACGAGAACACACGACTGGGGGCTGAAACCGAGCGTGTACGCCAAGAAACAGCGAGGGAGGCTGCGGAATCGGTGCGTCAGACTGCGGAGGCAGAAAGAGCAGGTAACGAGAGCGCACGCAAGGTGTCCGAAAGTGATAGAGTTGCAGCAGAACAGCAGCGTGTGTCAGCAGAAACAGAGCGCATGAGCAACGAGGACGCTCGAAAGACGGCAGAATCAGAGCGAGTCAACGGAGAAACGGCACGTCAGACAGCAGAGAATGAACGTGAAGCCGACGAGCAGGAACGCAAGACTAACGAGACGGAAAGAAAGACGGCGGAAACACAGCGTAAGAAAGCGGAAGAGACCCGAATCGCTGCGGAAGCATCCCGTGTTTCAGCCGAAGAACAGCGCGAAGCCACCCTCGCAACCACTAAGGCGAACTGCGAGGCAGCGACAAAGAAAGCCTCTGATGCCGCAAGTGAAGCCACTCTTGCTACCTCCAAAGCCAATTCTTCGGCAGAGAAAGCAAACGCGGCGGTAGTGGCAGCAGAGAATGTGGATGCTACCCTCGCTAACGATGTTCTGACCGTCACAAACCGCAAGGGAGAGAGCACATCACTGCAACTGGCAAGATATGCCGAGGTGGGCGACGTGGTGAGCGAGGTGAAACACCTGTCGGAAACAATGGGTGCATACACGGACAGACCAGACATCGTGCTGACGGCGAAGGAGACGAACAAGGCTATATCGGCAAGCGGTGCGAAGGTAAACAAGAGCGGCTGGGCTATTGCGGAGTTTACTGCGGAGAAGGGCAACGTATATCTGTTCAAGCCGAACGTGATAGATGAAAGCGTGTGCATCTTTGCGGAGTATATACAGAGCGTGGAGACGCGCGGTATTGATTACACATACACATACAACTCCGACGGCACAACGGCAACAGCGACGGCTACGTATCTTGGCGCGACACACACATACACATACACCTACGCCGAGGACAAGAGCTTTGCCATTACTGATGAGACGGGCGCTGCGGTAGACGCTCTGCCTATGGTGTACGAAACAAAGGTGGGCACATACTCGCCGCTCGTTAGTCTTAACGCAGACGCGGAGCTTCCGAAGGACGGCTACTGTCGATACATGAGTCACTTCAAGGGCAACTCCGCTATAAAGGTGGTAGTCAGCTACAAGGTGGGCGTGGCAGACTTGACGATGAAGGTTACAAGAGATGGCGTGCTGGCGAGCGTATCAACGCAGCTGGGCAACCTGTCGCAGATGGAGGACGAGACACGAAAGAAGATAGACGAGCTGCACGGAAACTGGGTAGATGTCTTGTTTTTGGCAGATACGACGGTGTATGTAGATTACAAAGCAGTAATCATAAAAGGCAAGACAAGAACCCGTCTATACCCCAAACAACAACTTCAATTTGGAGGTAAGCAGTATGGTTCGTTCATCCCATTGTTATGGGCAGACTTGTCTCATTTGACATCAGCGATAAGACTATCTTATTTTAAAGAAGGAAATGCTCAAGGACTTTTTCAAGGCTGTAACAAAATATCGTCATTAACCCTCAATAATCTTGGCATCAGTAAGAACGTCACACTGAAACGAATGTTTTCTGGTTGCTCCTCGTTGCAGAGTTTGAACATTGAGGGTTGGGATGTGAGCAAGGTTACAGACATGTACGGAATGTTTGCTTCTTGTTCCTCGTTGCAGAGTTTGAACATTGAGGGTTGGGATGTGAGCAAAGTTGCAAGCATGAACCAAATATTCTACGGATGCTCCTCGTTGCGGAGTTTGGATTTAAGCGGCTGGAATCTTGAGAGTTGCAAAAACATTGACTATCTCGGTCAATACAACTTTATACCCAAAACGTTGAAATTAGGTACTGGATTCTTTAAATGCCCAGCAACTAAAGCAAGTTTATACTTTACTACATGGACGGATGCTTCTGTCAAGGAAAGCCTCGTTGTAAATTCTTACGACCGCAAGGCAAACGGCTTGCCGGACTTTACGTTAACACTTAGTAAACAAACAAAGGCAGTGCTTTCGGAGGATGACATCGCAGCAATGACGGCAAAGGGATATATTATAGCTTGAAAAAGATATGAAGATAGAAGAACTGAAAAAGAAAGGCAACGTAACCGTTACGGAGGTGAAAAACGGCTGCGTGAAGGTGTCGGCAGACAAGGGATTTATACTTAAAGGCGGTGACACTTATACGAGTGAGATATACTGCGCCAAAGACGCGGAGTTGCAGGATTATGAGGTGGTTGCATACAGCGACTACCTCAGAGCCGAGAACAAAAAGAAGTACGAGGGCAAGACACTCGAAGAAGCGAAGGAGATGCTATTGGCAGAGATAGACGCTTACGACAAATCTTCTGCTGTCAACGGCTTTTACCTGAACGGTATGCTTATTCCGTGGAGCAAAGACGACCCTTCATCTCCGAACGTCGATAAGCGCATGGGCTTGCGACAGAATATCGCCGACAAGGTAGCGTTGGGCGAGGAAAACATCTCAATATGGATGAAGGGCATGTCTTTCACGATGCCGTGCGCACAAGCTGAAATGCTCATGCGTAGCATCGAGAACTACGCATACGAGTGCTTTAACGTGACGGCAGCGCACAAGGTAGCAGTGAGCGAGCTGACGAGCATCGAGGAGGTGGAGAAGTTCGACATCACGGCAGGATATCCTGCACAGCTAAAGATGGAGGTGTAATATTATGACATTAGCTATCATTATACTCCTCGCTCTTGCGCTGTATGTTTTTAGCTGCTGCGTGGCAAGACGAGTGCCCACCATGCTCTCGGAGGTGTACTACCTCACGGATAAAGACTGGCTCTTCCCTGCGCTCATGGTGACGCTCGGAGTATCGTTCCTGCCGCTCATGCTTTCAAAGGGTGGACTGGAGTGGATGGCATACCTTACCTGTGTGGGCATTGTCTTTGTTGGCGCAGCTCCTGCGTACCTCGACGAGAGCCAGCGCACAATACACAAGTGCGGAGCTATCACGTCGGCAATAGCAAGCGTGGCATGGGCGTGCAGTATCAGCGCACTGCCTACTGTTTTGTTCGCTGTACTCGCTGCTGTGCTCTGCATCTGTAAGCGCCGCTACTGGCTGTTTGTCGTCGAGTGCTGCGCGATACTCAACATCGTAACAACATTATTCATTTAAATCTATAAACATGGAAATCAAGGTAAAACGAATAGCAAGGAAGGAGGCGTACACCATCGGTAAGATGTACGTTGACGGCGCATACGTCTGCGACACGCTCGAAGACAAAGACAGAGGACTGACATCTAATATGTCGGTTGCACAGATATGCGGAGTTAAAATCAAGGGCGAAACCGCCATTCCGACGGGCAGATACCTCGTCGACATGAAGACGGTGTCGCCACGCTTCGGAGGTAGACCGCAGTACCAGTTCTGCAAGGGGAGACTGCCGCGACTGTGCAACACGCCCGGCTACCAGGGTGTGCTGATACACATCGGTAACACGGCGAAGGACACGGATGGCTGCATCCTTGTCGGCGAGAATAAGGAGAAAGGCAAGGTACTGAACTCAACGTCAACGTTCCGCAAAGTGTACACCATGCTGAAGGCTGCGGACGAGCGGTGTGAGCAGATTTGGATAACAATAGAGTAAGGAGGTGCAGATGGATATGGTTTTACAGATACTTTCGCTGCTTGTTAGCGGCGGCATCGTGGGGCAGCTGCTCTACTACAACTCGCGGAAGCGCAAAGAGGCAGCTGAAGCACAAAAGGTGGAGGACGCTAACGCCCTCGCTTACGCCCAGGAGTGGCACAACCTTTACGACCATGAGCATGAGGAGCACATAGAGGAGCGCGACCGACTAAACAAAAAAATTGACTCGCTCTACGACGACATTGGCAAGCAGCGAACAACCATCCGTCAGCTCAAAGACGAGAAGAACACGCTCCTTATGAAAATGCACGAGCTGCAATGGAATGAGTGTACCGTGAACGGATGTATGAAGCGCAAACCGCCTCGTGATTATGGGAGAGAAGAAACTGATTAATAATGTCAAAAGTAAAAGCGTATGGATATAAGAGAAATACTGATGCTGCTGAACTGCATCGTATTGGGAGCGATAACGCTCTTTTTTTTCTACAAGGCAGATAAGCACGATGTGGTCGATGAAGACTACGACGAGAATAAGCGAAACCGACAAGGTGCTATCGGATGGTTTATCGCATCTATATTCGTGGGAGCGCTCGCGCTGCCCGTAATGGTGCTGCGCGAGGTGTATCAATGGAAGCGTTACAAACTACCGAGTATCGAATGGGATGATATTTGCCGCTACGGCTTCACTATCATCGTTGGTTCTATGCTGCACTTGATCCTGCTTGTTATGACAAGCTGCACGACTCCGAAGCCGGTTGTGCTTGAACGGGTAATCAACAAGACGGACACGTTGTATAAGACCAACTACAAAGCCGATACGTTCCGCGTACATGATTCTATCTATGTCGAGAGCTACATGATAGGAGATACAATATATAAGACAAAGAATGTGTACAAATGGCGTGACAGGGTGAGCGTTAAGACGGACACAATATACAAGTCTATCCTGCGAGCGGACTCAATTCCAGTGCCGGTGCCAGTTGAGCGTAAGGCGACATGGTGGGAGCGGACGCAGATGTTCGTAGGAAAGATAGTGGTCGGAGCGGTGGTGTTATTCGCTATATCACTGCTGCTTTGGCTGATACACAGAAAGAGATAATATATAGATTGGTTAGTTGTTAGTTTTTAGTTTAAGGTGATTTGTTTTCAGGAGCCTTGCCTGTCCGTGATGGATAGGCAAGGAGTTTAAGTGAACTACCCATGAACTAAAGATTTGCGGTTTTTACGGTGTTTAAATAAATATAAATATAAATAACAGTGTATACAACTTTGAGAAAAAATGACTAACTTGCACCAAGAAACTAACAGACAATTACGTCAAACCAAAAAAATCACTATGAACGATGATGATAAAAGGATGTTTCTTGCTCTTGTGAAGGGTAAGGACATATCGGAGATTATGTCTTTGCTGGCAGAGTCCGGCAATCAGTATTCACGCAGAATACTGCGGTTCTTCCGTTGGTTCTGCAAGTGGGTTCCGTTTTTTATAATGCTAACGCACATGTACGGCATGTTCGATTTTAGCCGCAATCCGAAGGAGATGTTTGTGGTACACGAGGCGAACTGGGCGTGCTATGCGTTCATCTATGTCATGGTCTATATACTGCCGATGGTTATTATTCTTGCGTCACGCTTCTTTTGGCTATGCTGGAAGTATCGCATACCGTTCTTCTACTTCTTTGCTGTCAACTCGATACATCTTGTATATTGGAGTTGGTACACCACCAAAGAGATGATAATGGCGCATTTTGCAATCATGGCGTTTACGTTGTTGCTGTATGTCTATGGAGCTATTGACTGGTTCTGTAGCAAGTCAAGCCTTGGCAAAAAGATGTTCAGTTAAAAAGAAATGCTATGAGAAAGATTTTCGGTTACAAAATGCTCGGCACGTTGTTGCAATCGCTTGCCAATTCGTGCTTTAAGGCGGACGAGCAGCAGCGCAACGGCGAGAAAGTGACGGCTTGCGGTATGAGTGACGACGATATAGAAACACTCTGCCAGGACATACTTCCTAATATGCTCAACCCGATGATGAGCGCAGAGGAAGTAAAGGACAAACTTTGCGTTAGCGATGCAACGCTCAACAGAATGGTAAAGCGCGGCGAGATACCGAACGGCGAGTGCAAGAAGCGCGGACACACACGATACTGGAAGAAGTGGGATATTCTCCACTTTATAAAACAGAAGAGAAGCAAGTAAAGAGGCTTCTCTTTTTTTTGTTTTCAATTCTTTCCAATTCTTTAAACATTGGAAAGAACGTTTTGCGATGTGATAGTACCGACTATCACCTTATATATCTGATTATCAGCATAATATAAAATCTTTGAGCGTGTTATGGCATTATCCGTCACAACTCGCTAACTTTGCGGTGTAACGTTACAATAGTGTTTAGTCAACTAAGGTAAAATTTTTAAAAAAGATTGTATTATGTCTGAGTCAAAAACTTATGTATTCGGCAATGAAGGTGGCGGACAGGGCGGCATGATGAGTTTGCTCGCTCCTCTGCTTCAGCAGAGAGGTCTTGACCCTAATCTCCTCCTTGCCATGAACAAGAACGGCAATGGTTGGGGCGACGGCTTCATGTGGGTAATTTTCCTTTTCTTCCTCATGGGTTGGGGCGGTAATGGTTGGGGTGGTTTCGGCAATGGTCGCGCAGGCGGTATTGCTAATGAAATCAACAATGACTACGGTCGCTCGCTCCTCATGGATGCCATCGGTGGAAACAGAAACGCTCTAAGCAACCTCGCTACGCAGCTTAACTGCACCGAAGGTCAGATACAGGCGGCTATCTCGGCTCTTACCTCACAGGTTCAGGGTGTGGGCAATCAGGTCGGCATGAGCGGTATGCAAGTTATCAACGCTCTCCAGCAAGGCAATATGCAGATTGCACAGCAGCTCGCTTCTTGTTGCTGCGAGAACAGACTTGCCACATGCCAGCAGACCAACACCTTGCAGAACGCCATCAACAACGTAGCTGTCGGTCAGGAACGCGGTTTCTCAAATGTCGCTTATGAGACACAGAGACAGACCTGCGACTTGCATAACGCCATCAAGGACAGCACACAGACCATTGTCAACGGTCAGAAGCAAGCCGAAATGCGCGAAATGCAGAATAAGATTGACGCTCTGCGCGAGGAGAACTCAACGTTTAAGTCGTCGGCTATGACAAGTCAGATTGTAGGTCAGGCGGTCGCTCCTATCAATGCGGTGTTGGCAGGCTTGCAGCAGGAGGTTGCAGGTATCAAGTGCAAGATGCCCGAGACGGCGACTGTACCTTACCAGCCGTTCGTTGCTGTCCCAAACTGCGTAGCAGCACAATACGGACTTTACGGAGTCAACGGAGCTAACGGCTTTTGGGGCTAACCATCTAACTGGAGGAACGACTATGATTTGGGGTAATCCTTATTCATGGGTCAACAGAAGAGGTTCGGCAGCTATCGGTTCTACCGGTGTGTCGGTGGGTGCAAACGGTGTGGTATTCTCATTCAGAAACCATGCCTTCTTGAACGCCAACTACAGAGGTACGGTATTCGTAAATCTGCGACAGGCGATACCGACGGGCACAACGACCACGCTGCCGATACTCTTTGAGACCAACGGCGCAACACAGGCTGTCACCAAGTTTGGAGGTGCGGCTCTTACGGTTGCTGATGTAGCCGGGACCGGTGTATACCAGCTCTGGTTCGAGAGAGATACTAACACCCTTCAGCTAATGACGGGTATTGTTTAACAACTAAATTGCGAATTGTATTATGTTCAGTGGACTAAGAACAAACAGCATATTCTATGTGCTTGAAAAAGGCGAAGAGCCGACATTGAAAATCGGACAGGTGGTAAGCGTAAGTAATCCTCAGCCGAAGTTCCCTACCTATCAACCAGGGCAGTTTACAGCGCAGCCTATGGAAACGGTTGTAGATGTGAAAGTAAAGTTGCCCGACGGCGAAGCAGAGTTCAAGCAACTGCCTTCAAACGGACAGATTGCCAACTCGGGCGATGTGGTAGTAAGCGAAAGTCGCGAAGCGATGATTGCCGAAGTGGAAGCGATGTTACGACACTCGCAGGAGGTGCTTGCAAGCAAGGACTATCACGAAAAGGTGGTGTGCAACTGCGAGAAGATAATGTGTGTTCTCAATCCTCAGATAGCTAAAGACAAGGAGCAGGAGCAGAAAATATCTCAGCTCGAAACCAAGGTCTGCGGCATGGAGGGTACTTTGTCAAACATAGAAAGCATGTTGCAAAAGGCACTGAAAAAGTCAAACAGCAATAACTAAAATGCAAGAGCTATGTACATGATAGAAATCACAGAGAACAAGATGGGTGAGCTTGTCGAGAACGTGGAGAAATGCTTGCGCTATGGCGGCAAGGCAATGGCGTGTCTTGACAGCTTGCAGCGTGGCGAAGGTCGATACGGCGAGCGTTCACCTATGCCCGATTACCGCGACGATTGGCGATACGAGAACGAACGCCGTGAGCGCGATATGTACGATGATGACGACGATGGTCGCTACGGAGAACGACGCGGTGGTTATCGAGGTCGCAGACGCTACTAAGTAATTAACCCGACTGGTGGGGAGGTTCGCTTCCCTGCCAGTCTTTTAAAACCTAAATATTATGGGAAGATGTAAGATGCCTTTGGATATGTACGACTTGAAACCCGAAGGAATGATAGCTTATTTAAGATACAACGGCTATCACTTCAACAAGAAGATGTGCGAGTGGGCTGTCAAGCAAATGCGAACGATTAACCCTGCTACTGGCAAGGAAGAACGTTTGGAGATGCTACCGAAAGAGAAGGTCGAGGAGATGTTGCAAACGAACGGCTTGCAGCTTGAAAATCTCGTCGGCTACGACCACGTGTATGTAGCCAATATGTGCAGAGCTGACTTTTGGGGCAAGTCGATAAAGGACGAGCAGCAAATGGCGCATTATGTGAAAGATGTGGTTGATGACACAGATCAGAAAGACGGCTTCATCTTCAACCGCTTCTATGCCGACTGCTGCCACAACGGTATGCCTATACCTTGGGAGGACTTGTTATGATTAGGCGTGACATAAGGCTCGACAAGTACGACTGGGAAGTGCGTTGCTTCATCGGATATGGCAGTGGCGACGCGGTGCATCTCTGTAGCGAGCTTATGACTATTGGGTGTGGCAGCGAAGCGACAAGCAAAGCCTACCGTCACTTCATAAGCGGTGGCGAAAGCAGAGGACTCACCTACTCCAACGTCAAGGACAAGGTGAGCGTGGTTACTATCGGACACTCAGAAGAAGAAAGCGAGATGGTTAACACAATCGGTCACGAACTGTTGCACGTTACCGCACATATCTGCGAAGCGTATGATATTGACATGAGCGGTGAGCAGGCTTGCTACATCATGGGAGAGCTGTGCGAACGGATATTCAAGAAACTAACATAAATTTAGCGGTATGAAAACAATACAGACAAATACGCTTGCCGAAAAGCTGTTTTGGTTTTACAGAATCGGCATAAGAGCGATACCTATACTCCTTATGGTTTTACACTGGTCCGGCGTGTATTGGTTTCACCATAACGCAGCGTCAATGGGTTTAGATCTGAACGAGAACGCCGTTTTGGTTGTGTCATTATATGCACTTGCGTATATCGTGCTGCCCTCCGTTTTACTGCCGGCAAGCTTTCTTTTCAAATTCAGCTGGGTGTGGCGAATACCGTTCCTGTATCTTGCAGGAGTTATTCTGATAAGGCTTGGGCACGGCACGCTGTGCATTTCAGAAACGACACGGATTGCGGACTACACGCTGATTATTCTTACGATGCTGCTGTACGGTCGGGCATTTACGTTGCAAGGCAAATAACAAAAAACCGCGCACGGACAACAAGATTTCACTCCTGCTGCCCGTGCGCGGTTGATATTAAGCTATCCTCCGTAATCCTCTGGCTTATATTCGGGGTTCACCTGTAACGCATACTCTCCTGCGCGGTCGTAGATACCCTCGTTCGAGATTTTCGTTACGATATTCTTCGCCGCCTGAACACTGTTCGCATCATCGTTGATGTCAATGTCGGGCATTCCTGGTATCGTGTTTATGACTGACTGCATGGCGTTGTTCCAGTTGCGTTGCAGCTCCAGTGCGTTGCCTTCGTTGAACGCCTGGCGCAAGTCCATTCCTATCTTCTTCTGAATATTGTCAAACAGGTTTCTGAACAGGTTTACAGCAATATCTATCAGCACCATTGCCGTCTCCATACGGGCGATTATCTTACTTTTCGGCACCTTGTTCTTCAAGAAGTAGTTGTCGATACAGTAATAGAGTGTTGTGACGAGCGGTTTCAGTTCCGCTTCCGACGCATCGGATAGGTCAAGCCAAAGCTGATAGCGGTCGGCGAGGACAAAGCGCATCTTCGCATCCCATGTGTTGTATGCAGCAAGAGCCTTGTTGATGCTTTGCTTTGTCTGCTGACGGTATAGCTTCTTGTCATCTTTAATCGCGTTGTAAGCGTCTATCATCGCTGTTTGAGCAATGTTGTACGCAGAACCCATTGTGATGTAATACAGCGAACAATAGCGGTCAATGCTCCTTAGCAATTCCTCTTTCTGCTTTACGCTTGGCGCGATAATATACGCCATTCTCGGAGTGTGGCTTATTAACTGACTTGCACTCATACTTATATCGCGTTTAAGATTTGCAAATCGTGCGCTTCGCCTATCACGCCTACGACGGGTATTCCGCAAGCGTCAGCCACACGGCGTTCCGTTTCACAGCCTTTCGAGCAGCGCCATCGGTTCGGTACGACGATGCCGTCGCAGCCGAGGAGCAGGCGTAAGTCCTCTTTCATGTGTTCCGTGTACGGCGCAGAGTCGGACAACGGCTTAGCCATTGGGTTGATTGCCTTGTAGCCGAGAATTGTCAGTTCTTTCTCGATCCGAGCGAAAAACTTGTGTCGCTCGTTGAGGTTGTAGCCTGTAATAGGTGATGATATGTATATTTTCTTTTTGCTCATTTTTGTTTGTCAGATTAAAATATTACCTCCTTGTAGCTTGATGTCGGCTTCTTGCCGGACAGGATTGCATTGCCACAAGTAATCAGCCCGTTGTCCTCGTCATACGAAGGAACGAACACGATTACATCAAATCCGTTTGCTTTCAAATCTTCTTCCACTTTCTTGTACGGTACGAAAGAGTCGTAGCCGCCACTTGTCTGAATATGGTTGGCTTCGCAGCTGTTTGTTCGGTGAAGCGGTGTAATCTTACACATAAACTTGCGTGGGTCAAACATCGAAGCAAGCACCTTGCCGTCAATGATTGAGTCGTCAGCAAGTGCGAAGTTAAGGGTGTACTTGCGACCGCGCGGAGTTTCAAGTGTGTCGGCAAGTTCTGCAATATCTCTCAATGGCATGGCGTTACCCGAGAACAGGTATTCTCGCTGTGAGTCGTCAGTAGAGTTTATGGAGAACTGCAAGCCTGCGTTTCCGTTGTAGTCGAGATTCTTTACCCTAACCCATTCACGAATGAAGTCTTTTAAGCCTCGATTATGCTTCGGAAGCATCGTGCTTACTACAGGATGCACAAGCGAATTTCCGATGTAAGGAATAATATCATCACGCAAGAAGAAACGTGCGTGTTCGATTACAGCCTCGTTCCATGTCGGCTCGCCCATGCGCGCATAGTGTACGTTAAGACGCTTGGTATGGTTAACCTCTGGGTGCATACTTAACGCCGTTGTTATCTCGTTGCGCAGGTCGTTCAGAGTTACGTTGCGCCCAGGCCCGACTTTCGGCACGTCGCAGAACTTGCAGTTCATCGAGCAGCCGTACTGTGTAGAGATTGTTATCACCCATTTTTCGGTTAGGGCATTGGTGTTCCGTTCGGCACACCATTCAGCTCTCTTGTTATGCTGAGAAAGTCGGCTTTGATGTTTGCATCTTTTCCGTAGTCGGCTACTGTCAGAAACTCCAACGCGCCTTTGTCTCCTTTTGCGGTGTAGATTTCACCTGTAGGAACTTTGATTTCTTTGAGTATTTCCATTGTTATTTGATTTTTACTTAATGTTTCTGGTTAAAAAGTGGCGAATTGGTCGAAAAATATGCCTTGTGTAGCTTTTTGCCAATCCTTATTGTTAAGAACAAGGGCAGGAAAGCTTTTCCCTGCCAAATATCTTGCGAGTAGCTAATCGTATCAGGAAAAGGACCGATACCCCATAGTTTGCGCAGTCTTTTCGCCACCTTGTAGCTTCTATTTTTTCGTAGCGGACGAAGTGGCATCTTAAACTCCTTCTTTATTTTTCTAATCTTCATTTTCTTTCTTTTTATAGTCCAAACATCCTTCTTTCATCGTCGGCATGATACGGAAGCCGCCGTTCTCAGCATCCTCAACAAGTTCTTCTGACGCATGAAACGAGTTGAACATTTTGGCGTTGTGATGCTTCAAGCATAGATTTATGCGAACCTCTTTTCCGTATTCGTATTCGTACCCTGTCAGCGGATTGACCCCTGTCCTTGTAATAGTCGTAGTTTGCTCCGTTTCTTTGTACCACTTGCACGAATAGCAAGCTGCGATATTGCAAGGAGATTTGTTGCAATACTTTTCCTCATGTTTTATGCAACGTATTTCCGTAAGAAACAGCTTTCCGCAGTGCGAACAGCGGTATGCGTTTACTCTAATCATTCTCTACCTCCTTTTTAATTGCTTCAAGCTGTTGTATGATGTTGTCTATCGTCTTGCAGCTGTAATCAACGGCAATTTCTTTCAGCACGGCAATCTGTGCCGTCAGTCTGATATAATCTGCCTGTTTCATTATTGTCGCTTGTTTTTATTAAATTTTCCGTGTTTCTCCTTTTGAGAGTTTCAAGAGCTGTATAGTTTCGAGCATTGACCTGCTGCTGCCGCAGTCAAACCCAGCGTCTTTCAGTTTCTTTATGTGCCGAATCTCTTCTTGTGTCATTGTTCTTTGTTTTTAGGTTTGATTCCCATTAAATTCCTCAAGCGTGCTATTTCGGCTTGTACGCCTCTCTTCGCTTCTTTGTCTTTTGTGTGACGAAGAATATACAGCTGCGTATTAAGCTCGTTTCTTAGCTTTTTGTATGCTGGCGTTGAACAGAATTTTTCACGATTCATTTCTCTTTGTTTTCTAATTTGTGCTCCTCGTTCCATTCTTCTTGAAAGTCCGCAAGTTTTCTGATGATACCTATGAAGACATCAAAACTTATAGGCTGCGTCATTGCCGGCTCTGTAATTATGACGCGGCTCTCATCGTCAGACACTCGAACCCTAAATGTTATCTTTACGTCCTGCATATTAGCCTCCTTTCTACCTGTCGTGAATATTGCCTGTTACAACAGCATCGGAAGATTGTAACACCAATGACGGAGTAAAAGCGTTAAGGTTATCAGTCTCATCTTCTTTTAGGAGAAAAGCGCTCGACCTTTTGAACCACGTTACAATATACGAATGCGAATAAGTTTCTATAACATCGCCCTCATATACATCCTTGCCGTTTTTGTCTTTTAGTCCTGTGTACTGCCCGACCGTATCGGGGTCTACCTGCGCCATGTTGCATCCGTTGTCGTTGCTTATATACACGCCGTCTACAAGGTGGAGTAAGTCGCCATACACCCATTCGCCATTGTCGAGACGTTTGCCTCTGAATTTGATTTCTCTGTTCATAATTTATCTTCTGTTTTATCATCGGATTTGATTAACAATAGTATGCAGATTACATATTCCGCTGACAGTAACGCAAAAAAGTATTGTATACCGAAATAAGCATTAATTATTGCATTGACTGCCGAAACTACCGAAGCAAGCCCTACCGAAAGCATTGCTAATGTGAATTTTTTATTTCTGTTCATGAAAACATATCTTCAATTTTATCTCCATATATGGTTAACACCAGCCCATAGATTGCAGCTATAATCAGAAATAAGATAAAGCCATATAAAGCACCAAAACGGAGACCTACAATAGTGGGTATCGCAACCACTAACAATACACACACTGTAAAAAGCAGGGTTCCTCCTATTGTTTTCATCATACTTCCTCCTTTTTTATTCCAAACGGTGTGCCGTCTACAAACGTGAATTTCTGAAGTACTCCCTCAAATGGGAACTTTTCTGACATCACATCGTCAGTCAAAACAGCCGTACTTTTTACTCCGTTCTGTATAAGAGCCTGAATGTTGTATTTGATTGAAAGATTATTTTCGATTATTACAACCCATCCGAACGGCTCATGTTTCAACATCTCCTGCCAGCACTCGTCTGCATTCTTAAACGGGCGGAACTTGGGTTCAGGCTTGACGCGGAAGTTGCCATTAATACTCCAACTGGGTTCTGGAACGTCAACCCATTTACCATCCGAACACATCCCTTGTATCTGCTTTCCGTCCACATACGCCTGCATCACGGCGATGCGTTCTTTTGTTTCTTCGATTGTCATAGCTGTTTTAATTTATTAAGAATGTTTTTAAATGCGTCATGGCATTTTGTAAGTTCCTTAAACTCTTTGGCTATCGCACTTTCGCTGCCAATCGTAAAAGAAGCTCCGCCTATTTTGTCTGACATAAGAACCAGGCAGTGTAGCTCGTTCTTTTCGCTGTAATTGTCAACAATTTCGTAGACCGCTTTTGCCATTTTGGTGAGCTTGTCAGCTTCTCTTCCTGGTTCGATAATTTCAACCTCTTCCATTTTTGGCATCGGAATCCAGTGTGTCGGATCTGCCTTTAACTTACAACTACTACTAAATTCGCAGTTGTCTTCCGAACATTCACACCGTGCACAGCCTACGGTACTATACGAGTCTTGGTCGTTGTCCCACTTTGCGGAATACCAACCAGTATCATCGTAGAAACACACTCTTGTTCCGTTTGGGTTAAAATCCTCGTCAACCCAATCTCGGTTATATCCAATAACCTCTACGCCCATTTCGGGCATCTTTTCTGATACTTTCTGCCACATGTTATTCTTCTTTTTTACCCTCCCACTATCACTTGGGAGATTTGTTTATTTATCCACGTTCTTTCTCTTTTCAGCACTCCAAAAGGAGTGCTTCGAATACGTCCAGGTAGTTGTGCAAGTACGAGCTTTGCAGTACGAGCAGCATAGTCAATGAACGACCAATCTCTGCGGCAGCTTTTTCGAAGCCTTCATTCAGATACGCATCCAGTTCCTTTGAACGTGCTCTTAATTCGTCACACTCAATGCGCAAGCGGTCGAGGCGTGTTTCGGACGGCTTGTAAGCCTTCTCCGTTTCACACTCTGACGGTCTTACGCCCTCTTTCAAGAGCTTGCGCTCGTAGGCTTCACCCATTGTCATAGGCATAGCCTTCACTGTCTTAGTTCCAGTGTACTGTTTCATTTGTTCGTTCATAATGTTTATTTTGTTGGTTTTAGCGGATACTTCTCACTCCCGACAATACGATACGAAATAACCTCTGGTTGGCTTTCTAAATCCTTTATCGCATCTTTAATCGTATCAAAACGGCATGAGCAAACGTGCTTTGAGCTTGTATTGACAAAACAAAACTTGTCGGTCAACCTATCCTTGCAGAGAAGGACGGTGCAATCACGTTTAGGTGGACGGCGTTTGCAGTCTATTATCATGTACTTTGTTCTATCCATATTGCTCTATTTTACAAGTTCAAAATCGTAGACAAATGCGTAAGGGTTGAAATCCCACAAGTTCCATCCGTATAATTTTGCTATAAGATAGGAATATGCCTCCTTCGCTATTGTCGAATGTAAAGACTGTGAATTGCCAAAAGCATCATAATAACATAAATCATAGCCCCATTCATTTAGCATGTTACCCACATTCTTATTAAAGCAGATATTACTAAATCCCTCTTGTATTACATCCTCATCGCTGATGTCTTGCAAACGTTCAATACGGATGTTGGTGATACGGATGCGGTGCGGCATAAGGTCTGCCTTGACAAACATCTTGTTATTCCACCCTGGTTGTTTTATCAACTCCGCAGCAAGTTCTACTGGCATATCTAAAGCAATATTCTTATATTTTTGCGCCACAGCTACCACCTCGTTAAGTTTATAACGTGAAGACGACAATGCGTAATCAAGCATCTGCTGAAGCGTATCTCCTTGGGCTTCGTGGAGCCGTCTATTACATGACCTTTTCCATGCCCTAATGTCCTCATTTGACCACCCTTCGTAGGTCTCCAATTTTTGAAAAAACATTGTAGGATTTAGCATACGCCTGGTCTGGGTCTTTCCGCCTTCGAGTACAGCCTGTGTGAGACCGTACTTGTCACTGAACATTATCTTTTTCATAAATTGTTATTTATATGTTTGAGTATTTTGGCAGATTTCAGAGAATTTACACGACGAAAATGCTTCTCTATGACGCGTTCAGCTTTTAGTAAACGGTGATTACGCCAAAACTTAGTAAACTGAACAATGGCATTCATTGTGTATCCGTTCCAGTAGTTTTCTTTATCTGCTACATAACTTGTTTTCTTCGACCTCGTACACGATATTAATGCCGAGGTCGTAATGATAGTAGTCGTACCATTCCGAAGCGCCTTCCTTTTGATGCTGCTCCTCCTTAAATCCGTTCTTTTCGAGGAGTTCAAGAGTAAGGTGAATAGGGCTAATGTCCATAGTATAGCCATTATTGTCGTTGTTTATCTCTTTAACGGATGCACCACGTGCTCCTTGCATTAAAGATTGAACAATACACAACTTAACTGCGCCTGATACCGTCTTCACCTTCACAATATCGCCAATGCGCAAATCTTCTGGTTTAATCATTTATTAGCACCCTTTCTTCTTCTGTTTGAGTTTTGAAGCGCCTGTCCGTAATCCTTTGGGGAGGCTACTTCTTTTATGCTGATTCCGTGTATTGGCAGCGTATGATAAAATTCATATTTCATTTCTCGCCTCCTTTCGGTAGCAAGTCCTCTATGTAGCACCATGTGATAGGTGTCACAGCACGTTCACAAAAGCACTCCCATTGAAACTTTCTATCAGGATCAACATCACTGTAGTTTATATCTTCGGTAGTATTAATTATGATATAATCTCCTGACCTTTTGCAATCATACCATCCCTTTACAAGAATTATCCTTCCGTCTTCTGGAATTTCATCCTGGCTATGCCAAAGAGCTTTCTTAAACCATTCTACACCTGCGGCAAAAGCGGTTCTTGCAGCTAAGTAGCCAGAGACTCCAAATGCAGGATTGTGTTTCGACGACGCCGCTTTTCGTATATCTATTTTGTCAATCATATTGTTATCTATATTTGTTGATAATGTTGTAAATCGCTTGCACGTCTTCGTCAGTGATTTTATGACTAAAACTACCCATGCCCAAAAGTACGCTTGCCTCCATTAGCATTTTTTCTCGGAGTTTACGTCTGTTGAACTCGGCAATATCTTCTTCTGTCGCAATTGAACAATTAATGTAACTGCTACTAATACACCGACCATCGGATTTGCGAAATTTGACTTTCTTGCTATCTTCGAAATGTTTTGGCGCTACCTTTGTAACTGTTGCGAAATGCGGAGCGTTACCCCACCAACGTGGGTAATACTTAATTTTATCGCCTACTTTAACATTTGAAAAATCAGCCATTGTAAGTCGTTTTAAAATTATCGTAAATTTCCAAGTCGTTCCACCATTCTTCTCTGCCGAGTTCTACGTGTTTGTTTTCGGGTGTCTTGTGCTTTGCAACTGCCTTTATCCACTCATTCGGAACAAACGCATTGAACGATTGCAAACCGCTGCTTTTCTTCGTCTTGCCGACTATCTTGCCGTCAATGTAGAGGTAAAGCGGATGATATTCGCCTTCGAAGCGGTAGCAGAGAGCTTGGAGCTGCTTGTGCTCTATCTCACTGTAAAATGTTACCTTATAGCGGTTTCCTCTGTGCAAAGCAGCGAGTGCGTGCATGAAGTCCTCGTAGCCGAAATGCGTGTTCTTCTTACCGTTCAGCTCGTAGAAGTATCTCTCGAAGATGTTGCGTCGCATATAGAACCACAGAAAGTCCATATCGTCGTCTGACATCTGCGGAATTGACTTATATACAATCTCCTGCCAAACATGCTGTCGGAGGTGCGAGCCTCTTGCGAAGCCCTCAACCGCATAAAGGAAGTCGCGTCTATTTAAAGAAAGATTTATCATACTTAGAATTTTTCTCTTATTTTCTGATATTGCTTGGCAAATGTCTTTTCCGTTACCCATGCGCTGTATCGTGTGCGGTAGTAACGCTTGGGCTTGCCTGAAACAAGCCCGGTTGCATCACGAGGAGTATGCACGCTCATGTATATTTTGGGCACGATGTCCGTTGACACATACGATGTGATATACTCATCCGCAAAAGCGATATGCTCTGTCTCGCGGAACTTAACATTTGCAAGCGAGAAGTCTTTTGCCATATTAGCGTTATTTGGAATTGTTTGTTGTGCCTAACAGATGTTGATTGCCCTCATAAGGGATGCAGCACTTGTAGACACTTGATAAACAGACGTAAGGGCATTGCTTATTGAATGTGTTGTAGTGAGAGAAGAGTTCACAACACCATACGCTATCTTCGTTGCATCTCACTAACACCTCTTGGAACGGCTTGAATGAACACTTAGGTTCAACAACCTTAACAGGCTCTACTTGCAACGTTTCAGGGTTGTATTTGCCGCCGTAATGCTTCTCTGCTGCTGCGATAAACAATGTTTTTTGTTCATCATTTGCCTTTACGAAACATTCTGTGTCGCAAACTTCCTCTTCGCCAAAGGTGTGGTCTTTGTAGTAGTTGATTGTGGTATTAAACTCCGTGTAATCATCATTTGCCCAACACTCAAATACAGCGTACATTTGGCTGGGCGGATTATACACAATATCACCACGCTTGAAGAACTTGTCCCAACAACGCATTTTGGCAGAAGGAAAGAGCGAACACTCCGCGTCTTCAAAACCATCAATTTTTGTAAAACCTACCAAAGTATCCGCAGAGGTTAAAAGAATAATCGGGTATGTTTTCCGGTCAGAGGTACAAACCTCATCGAGAATACATTCACCAAACAGCGACGAATACAGCTTTGTGCCTTTTGGCATATCGCGGAGTATCTCCGCAATGTTAATCTTGTTCTCCATTTTCTTCCTCCGTTTTCTCTGTGTTATACTTCATTTTGTAAGCCTGTATCATTGTTTCCTGCGCGCCTATGACTTCTAACGCCTCTCGGTATTCCTTAATTAGTTTTGCGTATATCGAAGCTCTGCCGAGAAAGTACCACACCGCCCAAAGAAGGGCGGCATTAATGATTGTTAATGCTATTCCCATTGTTAATGCTATTCCCATTGTTATTCGACTTTAAACTTGTTAATGTTGTAAATAGTTGTTACTATTGGCATAAGAGTCAAGCCACCAAGACAGGCGTCGCTGTTAGGATTGTCCTTGAAGTCGTACGATATTGTACCACCGAAGCGCATCATCGTGACCTCAATCTCTTTGCCTTTGTATTTGCTGTTGAGTCTTGCAACGCCGTCTTTAAGACGGTCGAAAAACATTTCGGGAGTAAAGTCCTCTCCGAAACCAAACTCGGCGTTTTTGAAGAACTTCAAGCTGTTTGCAAGAGCCTTCGTCTTTTTGTTGTGAACGCTACATTTCGGGCGTTCGCAGTAAAATCTTTCTTCTGTCATATTTGTTGTATTATTAGTGTCTTAATATGTGCGCCTTCACCACCTTATGAATCAGGTGTGGCTGCGCCTTGTTAAACTCCTCTACAAACCAACGTTCGTATTCGTCTTGAAAGCGTGGTCTGCGGAGTTTCCAATCGGGGGGGGCAAAATGTCTGCGGCAATCTTTCTCCCATTGTCTAATGTCAGTACGGCTTTCATAGCTTCCCGGTTCTAAACCCTAACTCCTTTGCTATTGCAAGGAAGTCGGAGAGCTTGTCGGGCGATACACTGGTCTGCTTGCCTTGCGAACAGACAACACCATCTTCAACCTTGAAGTAGATATTGCCATCCATGTTGATGTAGTAAATCTCACTCTCCATATTACTTTACCTCCATGCTGATTAGGTCGTCAAAATCTTCTTCCGTCTTGCAGTCGTAGCAGTAAGTCAGCGTACCGTCAGCATCCTTTGTAAGCATCATTATGCTGTTCGTGTCGTTCAGCAAGTCAAGCAGCATATCTGCTCGGGAGAAATAATTTACGTGGTCGTTAATTCTAAGCCAATGTGCGCCAAGAATAAAACTTGTTGTGCGGGAACCCTCTTGTTCGCTTGTGTTCTCGTCGTGGCGGATAAGAACATAATTGCGTCCTCGTATGATAGCCCACACATCGCGCAGCCTGTTAATAAATTCTTTGATTGTTTTCTTCATATCTGTTGTTGTTACATGTTAAAGTTAATTTCCTCGGCAGAAACTATTTTGAAGTTTGCCACGTTTTTAAAACAAATACTGCCGCTGTCCTTCCTGATTATAATCAGTTTTTGATACTTTTTGTTTGGGTACATCGCGGAGATTGTATCAGCCGAAATGATTGTCGGCATACTATCTCCGTGCTCAAAAACCAAAAGGAAGTATTGTTTGTTTACCATGTTTATTCAACCTCCTCAAATTTGCCGTCTATCAATTTGTAATAGGTGTCTGCCTTAATGCGCTTCCCATCTACCTGTTCTGTTTTTACGCAAATCGGTTTCCATACATATTCTATCCTTTTCCATTCGGCAAGAGTTATCCAACTTCCAATAGCAGCCTTTGCTTTAGAGTTGTATCCTGCGCACATTATGACAGAATCTTTACCACTACTGCCAATCTTAGCGTAGTCGCCCGATGAACCAATCTTAGCGTAGTTGCCCGATGAACCAATCTTAGCGGAGTCGCCCGATGAACCAATCTTAGCGTAGTTGCCCGATGAACCAATCTTAGCGTAGTCGCCCGATGAACCAATCTGAGCGTAGTAGCCCGATGAACCAATCTGAGCGGAGTAGCCCGATGAACCAATCTGAGCGTAGTCGCCCGATGAACCAATCTTAGCGTAGTCGCCCGATGAACCAATCTTAGCGTAGTTGCCCGATGAACCAATCTTAGCGGAGTCGCCCGATGAACCAATCTTAGCGTAGTTGCCCGATGAACCAATCTTAGCGTAGTCGCCCGATGAACCAATCTGAGCGTAGTAGCCCGATGAACCAATCTGAGCGGAGTAGCCCGATGAACCAATCTGAGCGTAGTCGCCCGATGAACCAATCTTAGCGTAGTCGCCCGATGAACCAATCTGAGCGGAGTAGCCCGATGAACCAATCTTAGCGGAGTCGCCCGATGAACCAATCTGAGCGTAGTCGCCCGATGAACCAATCTGAGCGGAGTAGCCCGATGAACCAATCTGAGCGGAGTCGCCCGATGAACCAATCTGAGCGTAGTCGCCCGATGAACCAATCTGAGCGGAGTAGCCCGATGAACCAATCTGAGCGGAGTCGCCCGATGAACCAATCTGAGCGTAGTCGCCCGATGAACCAATCTGAGCGTAGTAGTCTTTATTGCAACTGTTATTTGTTTCAATCTTGGATGGCATAGTAATTTCTTTCAGCCATTCAACACCCAAATTGATGATGTCGGCAAGTTTTAGTTCTGCTTTGATTTTAATACGCGAAGAACACGTCTTTGTTGAATCGGCTTCTTTGTCCATTTTGCCGGATTGTTCCACTTCTGCGAAACGAGAGGTTAGCATATCATAATAGTCGAACACCTCCATTGGCGACTCGCAAGCGTGAAAGCCACGGTTGTAACATGCAATATTGCCGTCCATTTCGTATGTTTTGCCGACCTCGTATTGAAAACCTCGGCATTTAAAATCTTTGTCAAAGCCTTTATAGGCGATAATTTTGTTTTCGTTTGCCATATTACTGTCCTTTCTTTTGTTTCACCAGCCTACGCTTATACGCCCTACGTTCAGCTCGCGTCATGCCGTCCTTTTTGATTTCGTAGGCTTCTTTATCCATTGCTTCCATAGGCTAAAGTTCATTATATTCGTTGTATTTCGCAGAGCTTCCGTGAAGAAACCCGATTGTGTAGCCGATTGAGCCTACCACAAAGGCGACGTAGGCTACGAGTAATATTATTCCGGTTGTTGTTGTCATTGTTATTTTGTTTTATTGCACCATAAGTCGATTTCGATGTATGCTCCTGCCCATATCGCTTCTTCTGCCGTAGCGTCAGGATGCTCGCTTAGCCATTTCTGTATTTCGTCTTTCAGTGTCATTGGTTGATGTTTTAGGAGTCCATTCTATACCGAGCCTTGCAAGTGTGCCGTCCTCGTAGGCGTTGTATGCTATCCTTGCCTGGATGCAGTTCGGGTTTCTGCCCGCAGCCTTGATAGCTGCGAGGAGGTTGTTACGTTGCTGTTCAGCGCGTGTGAACTCTATTTCCTCTCTGTGTCGTTCTGCTTCCAGACGTTCGCTTGCCAAATCGGTTTCGGTAATCGTAACCGTCACAGCTTGCGGTTTCGGCTCATTTGGAGTGGCAATACCACTCTCTACGAGCCGCGAGAAGTTCTCGGGTTTCAGTAGCCAGTTGAAGTCAGCAACCCATTTTGAAGGGTTCTTGCCGTTAAGGTAGGGGTCTGCGAGAGCCTTGTCAAGCACCTTCTGTAATGCCTTGTTGTCATTGTTGTATTCCGCAAGTCGCTCCTCGATCAGCTTCTTGCGGTAAGGGGTGATGTTGAGCACCTTCGCCATTGAGGACTTCGTTTCGTCCACACGGCGGTTCCAGTAGGCGACGAGCTTTTCGTAGTCTACCGTTGCGGTCTTTTCCTGCAATACAGGACTTGCCGCATCTTTGGGTGTGCTTGTCTTGTGTGCGCTTTTACTTTTATTACGCTTCGCCCAACGCTTGCGTGCGTTCTCTTTGTTGCGCTCACAGCGTCTTTTGTACGAGTCGCGTTCCGCGTCCACGTCCGCCTTCAGAAAGGCGAACGCGACACGGACGGCTTGGTCGGCATCCTCGGACAACATCGTGCCGTCGGAAGCGTAAGCGAATACGGCCCTCATAAGCTCACCGAGTTGTATGTCGGTCAGCTCCTTGAAGGCTTCCATATTTGACAAATCGAGGGAAATTCTGTTTTTCATAACAATGACTTTTTATTTGGTTTGTAGGGCAGGGGAACTACCCTACCCTACTATGATAGCATTTAGGTTGGCTTGCGCCCACAGAACGTACTTGCGAACGTTAAAAGGGCAGTTGGTCAGTTCCTGCTGACGGTGCGGGCTGTGCTCCTGGTGCAGGTGGCTGCGGAAACAAGGTGCCAGGCTGCGGTGTCGGAGGTGGTGCCTGCTGTGCGGTCGGCTGCTGTGCCGAAGCATGGTTCACAACGTTCCATGCTCTGATTTGGTTGTACCAACGTCCGTTGTATTCGTGAGCGTCGATGTCGATTGACACTGTGACCATATCGCCCACTTTGAGATTGTACTGCTCGACACGCTCTGCACCGAACACATCGAAGGCGATGTTCTTCGGTGTCTGCTCGTTGGTCTGCAACACATAGGTGTTGACCTGCCACGGCTTGCCGGTTGACTGCGACGTGCCACTTTTTGGTGGCAGGGCCGCTATGATTTTTCCTACTACGTCCATGATAATTTTTAGGATTTTGACTTATTGATAACTTCTTCCACGAAAGCGTTCGCGAGCTTCACGCGCTCTTCAAGCAGCGCGATGTCCTCGTCGTTGCGTGGAATGTTTACGATGTGTATGGGGTTCAGAAGCCACGGCGAATAGGAAACAAAGTCCGTTTCCGTTGCGCCGGTGCAAGCCATCTCTGCCATTGTCTGCCAATAGTATTCGGGCTTGACTTCTTTCAGTGATGCGCCGTCGTGTATCTTATCCACATACATCATGTGTGTTGCGATGTTCGGGCACTTGATTTCCAGGCACTTCAAGTCCGCACCTCTTACGATGCCGTCGGGCGAGGCTGCGAAGTGAGGTATGGTATCGTGCTTGCAGGATGCAACCTCAAACACCTCGACATCGTTGTTGAGCTTGATGTATGTCTCTCGGGCGTACTGCTCCTGCTCAATGCCGAACTGCATAGCCTTGGAGGTGAAGTTCGTCTGATGGAGATAATCGTCAAACACATCATCGTCGTTGAGGAAGTCGGGGTTGAACATGCGCTCGGCGGCGACCTTGTACATATAGCTCTTTGCCGTTTCGGACCACACCTCATCCTTCTTGCGACCCGACTTCATAAGATTGTGAACTTCGGAACCTGTAAAATTTCCGAAGCGGGAGCGGTACCAGGCGATACTTTTTTGTTCTACATTATCGGTAATCATGCCTTAGTCTCCTTCTTTGCAGCGTTGGCTACTGCGGTTTCGGCTGCTTTGGCTGCAACGTTCTTCTTGTTCTCTTCCTTGCGATACGGCTTCATAAGTTCTTCCATGGTTGTGTCGCCATCTCTGAGCGACTGTATTACGCCGCGCAATAGAACTATCTGCTCTGCCTTGATTTGATTGACGGTCTGCTTTCCGCAAATCATTATAACCTCCTCTTCCGTGATGCCGTACTCGTCCTTGAAGTAGTCGATGCACTTCTTGCGTGTGGCAATCAGCTTATCGTTGTCAGAGAGGTCGCCGGTGATGCAGTGTTGCGCCGCCTGGTACACCTTGTCGGTAACAGCCTTCGGGATTACGGCGAACACGGCGTTGCGGTATGCGATAGCGTTGGCTGCATTACCTGTGACGGTAATCATATCGTCCGAATATCTCTTGCCATTACTGCCTACGATTGAGCGGCGAACCTCGAAAGCGGATGCCACATTGTTTTCCAAATCCCAACACGCGCCACGGCTGATAACCTGCTTGTCGGTAATCCGAACGACCTTTGTTTCAGTACGTATATTACCCCAGTTGGAGACAATTAACTTTGCCAGATGCACGCTCGGGCCGGTGATAGGCTTGCCGCCGCGAGGAAGGGCATAACCGCAGCTCTGCGCTGTATTTACATCCATAGTCGCCATAGCGATTGAGTTGTTGATACTTCGTGTGACGTTTCTCGGATATTGCTTTGCGGTTGCCACCTGCGAGTCTACGTTTGCACGCTCTACTGCGTCCAACTGAACGATGTTCTGATCATGCTGCACTTGCAGCACTTCGTATTCGTTATTTTCCATTTGTTATGCTGTTTTTAAAATCATGCTACTTCTCGAACACATCGAGTATCTTTGTTTCTACGAGGCGGTTGATTTCGTATTCCATTGCCGTATTGAAAAACGCGTCTACGACATATCGGCGTGCCGTTTCGATGTTCTCTGCCTGAACGAGGTAGTTGACGTTGTTCTTCTTTTCCTTGCCGGTGCGCTCGTCAAACGTAATCATTGCGACGGTTGCTGCACGGAAGAACTTGTCATCGTCTTCATCTTCGGAGAAGAATACCTCGGCGTACGGAGCGATTGCGATTTTCTTCACGTCAAACTCGCCCGAGCAATACGGTTTCATCTCCTCTGTAATTCTCTGTTCCGCTTCCGCGAAGCTCAATGCGTCCACGGCGTATGTTTCCGTAGCGATATTGTTTTCGTCACTCTTTGAACGCTCGTAGCGTACCGTGGTCTCGTACCACACTGCTGTTCTTGTTCTCATTGCCTTATGTTTTTAGAAAATTAGTTACTGATACTTGAAGAAGATAAACCCGAACGCATTTTCATGTATTCGGTTGATGCCGAGGTTTCTGTCAATGGCAAGGCAGTATTTTATCATATCGCACGCTTTCGTGTGCGGCATCTTGATAAACGTCTTGTGCCTCTCTCGGAGTTCCTTAATCTTCTGTATGTGCAGCTCTGCTCGTGTACGAGACTCTGCACTTGCGCCCGACTCTCGTTCTCGGATGCGCTCATATACCTCGCTTATGTTCATTCCGTATGTTTTTTATTCGTGTCGCCATTCCCACTGGCAGCAGCAATAGTTTGACTTCGGGTCTCGCTTCGGGTCTTTGCACATCTCGGGCCAGTTGCCCCACATGCAGTCGTGACATCCTTTTGTTCTACCCATGAGCTACATCTCCTTTTTGTGTTATTGTCGTCACAGTCAACGAGGTACTCGACCGCAGCCTGGGTGACTGCTGCGAATACGACGAGCAAAAGAACTATGATGACCGATGAAAATACAATTCCCATAATATTCAGTCGTTTTTAAAAATAGAGGGATTGCAGGGATTTCAACCCTGCTCGGTGTGTTTTGCTCCCAGAGGCTCGGTACATGACAGGCTTGAATTGTTACAAACATAGATGAAAAGAACCCGTCACTCCTTGCTTGCAGCGTTCATGACTTACTGGTGCCCATGACGCAATCCCAACTTGTTATAGAACAAGTTTAATCAAAAATCAAAAAAGTTTTCAAAACGGCAGGATTCGCACCTGCAAGCCGTCCTTGTCGGCTTGGTTTTAATGGTTAATATATGAAGAACTAATTTTGCACTTGCTCAAACGTCAGTCCGCAGGATTTCATGTAGTAGTCTTCCTTGCCGGAGCGTTTCGTTTGTTCATCGTAATAGAGCGTGAACCTGCCACCCACCTCAATGTCGCGGAAGTAGTTGCGCATATTCACCAGATACCATATCGCCTTGTACGCCTTGGTGGGTCGCATCGCAATGCGTATCTTTGTTTTCTGAGGCATCCCCGACATTACACGAAACCGCTCCATCATCATTGTGCGCTTTCTTGTTTCTGCACTCTTTCGCCAGATCTCGGGATGTTCTTTAACGGTACGACCGATACGGCAATAGGTCTTTTCCCAAATCCTGGCTTTCGTCTCGTCCGTCTGCTGGAGGCCCAGTTTTTTAACCCAATACCAGACGCTGCCGCTGCAAACGCCGTGTCTTGCGGCTATCTCCCCGGCAGAAGAATACGGGTATTCCCGAATTGTTATGTCTTTTAGCCATCCCTTGTGACTGTAGATGTTCGTTTGCTTCACGTTAGTTTCTTTTTAGTAAAAAATAATGTGTGCTATTCTCGCGAACGGCACACACAACCCATCTTAATACCATTAAATTATCAGTTACATATTCCTATTAACCCAATTAAAAAGAATTAGAAAGCAGGAGGAGAGACTGGAATCGAACCAGTATTATAGTCCCGGAACTCGTATAAAGTTCCGAGGACTTCGCCTTACCAATCGCGCACTCTCCTCTTTGATTATATAATATGACAAACACTAACTGTCTGTTGTTTTCCGCACCTTTATAGACCTTTTGCGGTGCGACCGTCTTGCACGACGAGCGTGCAGCCTACTGCATTCCCTTTTGCTTTGCCTGTGCCGACAATTCAGAGTTCGACATGGTTCATTCTATCCGCTTTCACGGCTTTCGCTACGTCAGGAGATGCTTTAGCAGGTCTTTCGTTACTCAGCATCCTTGAGCGGCGGTCTTGGATTGTCAGTCTCGCGCCGTCCTATATGCCTTTCTTCTGTGTGTCAATAATTCAAAGAACGTCTTTATTTTGTGGTCGGAAGCGGTGCGACCCGCAAGAACTTTCCGAGGCTCGGGCATTAGGAATTTATTCAGCAAATGGCATCATCCAGAATATTTAAAGCTTAAAAACAGACAACTGCGCCCTATCCATTGTTCTCAGCACTTCCAATCGTGCGTTCCGACCTTGTTAAACCCGCTTGTCTTCGCAGATTTGCGGGGGAATTTTATCAAATAATAACTTAAATCAACTACAAACTGTTTTCCACCAAAAACAATAACAACAAATTAAAGTCGCGGAGGCGGTTACGACACCTGCATCTTGTGGGGCTAACTGCTTATTTAACTTATGACTGACTAATTATGAGTGATTCTATCTATTAACCCTATGAAAGAAATCTGACCCACACGTGCTTACCTTTGCACCACTCCGCGTTGTTTTTAAAACCTGCGACCACCTCGCGACGACCGCAGGGCTTGTTTCACGCTTGAAACATGTTTGTCTAACAATTTAAATTATAACCTTATGAGTAAAAAAACTTCTAAGTGTAGAAAAATCGTCTCGCGACGAAGCGATTAAAATATCGCCGAAACAAAAGTTTTTAAAACCGTTATGAAATGAATTTCTAACTCTAACATACTCTATTTTTCTCAATGAGCTTATCAATGTCGCGCTTGCGGTAGAATACCGTTGTGCCGACCTTGAAGAACGAGATACGTCCGCTTGAACGGAGGTTCTTGAGAAAGTCCATGCCCACGCCGAGGTACGCTTGCGCCTCCTTGTTCGAGAGCCATATCTTCTCAATCTGTGTTACTGTCGCCTGTTTCATAATCTTTCTTGCTTTAAGTTTGGTTTATGTTGTGACGGCAGTACCGTCCGTTACCAGCGTTTCACGTATCCGAGTTCATGTGCTCGTTTGCGTATGAGGTTCTGAATGTCCGAGTCGCATTCCCATTGCAGGGCGCGTCGGACTGTTGCGACCCCTACTCCGCAGTCCTTTGCCAACAGAATTTGGCATCCCTGTCGAAGTTTTATTCTTTTTCTCTTTGTCATTTCGAGTATAATTGCTATATTTGCATACTAAACATATATTGAGCGTTTTGCGAGCTGATTGGGTTCGTTTCGCTGCGCTCTGTCAACGATTGCAAAGGTAGTAAAAATTACCATACAATTACTATGTTGGTAACTAAAAGTTTACGAGTTTAACTTTCTTTTACAGACTAATCGTTGCCAATTAACAAATATGCGGTTTAAATTAACACTTTGGTAATTATGACAACAAATTCGACAACTGAAAGGGTTAAGGTCTTGATTAAACAAGTCGGACTAAAGCAGGGTGATTTTGCCGAACAATGCGGCATCACACCTCAAAGTTTTAGCCGTGCCATTAAAAACGGCTTTTCGGTAGAATACCTTATGCGTATCGCTAACACCTTCAAGGCTAACTACAAGTGGCTTTACAATGGCATCGGCGAGATGTTTGCCGAAGAAAAAGCAATCGGCAAGGCGCAGTTCGCCGCATTCAACCAGATGCTCGACGCAAATGCAAGCCCTGTGTCGCAAAACGTCATCAGCGGCGATAACTATCAAGGCACGCAGACAATAAACGCCACAGAGGGCAAAATAACGGCATTAGAGCAAAAGATTGACGCACAGGCGCAACTGCTATCGGAAAAAGACCGACTGATTGCAAGTCAGCAGGCGTGGCTCGCCGACAAGGACAAACTAATAACCAGGCAGGAGGCGGAAATAGCCGAACTTCGGGAACGTCTCAAGAAGAACTGACTTGTGGGACTCGGGCGTATCAAACGTGGGACTCGACCCACAAAGCGTCCCACAAACCGACCCACACAACGCTTTAAAACGCCCCAAACCACCACTTTGAGGTTTGGGACAACAAAAAAAGGAGGCTCAAAAAGAACCTCCTTACTATACTAAAACCACTGATTTTCAGCACTTTATAATCAAGAGCGGCAAGCGGGGTTCGAACCCGTGACCTCTGGCTTGGGAA